ACATCTCAACCACCACTGACTCTCGACGATATCAACGACCCCACCGGTCAGCGTCTGCACACTTACCTCCGCACCCTCTCCTCGCGTCTCGTAGCCACGGAGACGGAGCTTGCCGCGGTGAAATCCGCTCCGACCACCAAACTCGATAACAAACTAGTCGACCAGTTAACCGCACACGTCTCGCAGCAGTTGTTGTCGACCGGAGCCCACCCGCTGTCACTCACCGGACTCACTGGACTCACCGGGCAGTCGCAACGCGCCGCCGTCGTCGTATTTACTACCGACCCGACGACAACGGTCAATGCTAACCTGTACGACGTCGGGACGATGGCTACGTTCGGAGCGCATATCTACTACGTAGCCGCAGGGAATCCGCATACATGGGTGACGATCATATGAACGAGAACGGGTTAGATTCAGTAGAAGACTCAATAGAAAACTCAGTAGAAGAGCCGGAAACAGCGTCAGCGGAAGCAGCGTCAGCAAACTTGCTCGTCTATCGGTTGCTCCCTACTGACGAGTGGCCCCGCGCCCTCCCGTTTCTCTCTTACTGTTCACCCGGCGGGACTGTCAGCCTCGATCCGGACTCGCAGTCGATCATCGTGGCTGAAGATCACGACGGGAACATTATCGGCGCAGCCATCGTATCAGGTGTTTTCCACGTCGCGTATTTGCTTCCGTTGGCGAAAGAGGTCAATATATTGACTATGCAGCGCGAGGTAGAGGCTCTCCTACCCGTTGGTATCCTGTATTACGTGATGACGAGGAACGGGAAAAACGTAGAAAGCGGGGTCAATCCGGTACTCGGTGCTGATCTGGGAATGGTTCGATGCGATGGAACAATTTACGTTGCGAAGGTAAAGCATGAATGAACTGATGACTACTACCGGCCCCACAGTAGTGGACGGGGACGTTCATGCGAAGATCGATCAACTTGAAAACGCAATCCGTTCGCAGCTTCCACCTGTAGAATTAGAGACAATTCATCACTTTGCGCCTGGCGTGTACGCGCGGGAACTGCACATCTCAGCAGGCGTCCTCCTCACGGGCAAGATTCACCGTACTCGTCACCTCAATATTGTATCCAAAGGCCGTATCGCCGTATGGTCCGAAGCGACCGGATCAACAATTATGGAGGCTCCGGCGGCATTCGTTTCAGATCCAGGGACACGTCGTGTCGGTTTCGCCTACGAAGATACAGTCTGGACCACGATCCACCCAACTGACGAGACTGATCTGGTCAAACTCGAAGAACTACTGATTGAGCCACATACACCGATACAGGTTACCGGTGCGGATGTACCGAATTTCGTACTCGAATCACTGATTCACGCACTAGTAGACGGGGGTGAGGTAGCGGGGAAGAGTGAGGTAGAGCCATGAGTTGGGTCGTTGTTGCTGGATCGGCAATCAGCGCGATCGGCGGTTACGTCGCGTCAAAGAACGCGAGTAAGAAGTCATCGGCTACGAAGCAACTCGAACAGCAGCAGCTCGATGCTTCGAAGTTCCTCATACCGTTCGGTCAGAACGCACTCTCACAAGGGACTGATGCCCTTCAGGCCCCGTTAGGATTCTATTCTCAACTGGCGCATGGAGACCGCAACTCCCTGCTTCAGTCCCTTTCTCCTCAACTCCAGTCCACCGCTGCGTCCGACCGCGCCACCCTCTCTTCAGTATCGGAGATGGGCGCACGCGGCGGCGGTTCTTCCGACTTTCTCTCCAAACTTCCATTCCAGCGCAACACTGACACCGCGAACGCACTCTTCGGCGCCCGCGTAGCCGGTAATCAAGGGGAAGCGGGAATCGGCTCCAGTCTCGCCTCCATCGGTGCGGGGGCGTTAGGATCGGGCGCGGGAATTGGAGCGCAGCAATTGAACTTCGGACTCAGCCAGAACAATCAGCAGTTCCAACAGGGTTCCGCTACCGGTCAGAGCATCTTCCAACTCCTCAAAGCATTTACTGATGCACATCCAAATAACACGAATACGAGTCCGTGGGGCCTGCCCACAGGCAGTGCTGTCTACGGACAGAACGGTGCGTGGACTCCGGGCTCCTCTACTCTGACTCCAGGAACTGGGGGTGGTGGGTGAGTTTCGGACTCGGAGTTCTCGCCGGCTACGGGAGTGCGCAACGTGAAGTAAACGTACGCACTCATGAAGAAGGTCTCGCCGCGGAGAAAGAGAAAAACGAGCACACCGCGACCATCCTTCACGACTTCATGCTCCGTCCCGACATCACCCCGGAGATGGGTCAGGCCGCCCTCGGCTCTCTAATGGAGTTTTCCTCGACTCCAGGCATTCCCGGTGCGAAGGAGCGTTCTAAAGCGTTTGAGGGGCTTACTGGGGCGATGGCACAGCAGCGACAGTTCGTCTCACCGGACGTTCAGGCGAAGCGCGCCCAAGGTCAGGCTGACCAGTCTGCGGGCGCCGGAATGACCGCTACCGCCGCTGGACCAGCCGGAGGCGGCGGAATGACGTCAGTCCCAGCGATCCCTGCATTCGGAGCGCCGGGGGTGGCGATGAGCACCCGAGGGGCTGCGGAGTCGGCGACGCCGATGCCGGGTGGTGACACACGTAGGGGACTACTCTCGAAAGAGGAACAAGCCGTCATCGCTGGTCATGCAATGGGAGCGCAGACACAGGCGATGTACGGATCAATGGGTAACCTTCCGGGATTCGGCGGTGGGAGTGCGGGTCCGGGAACTGGGGATGGTACACACATCATGTACGTCCCGAACGGTAAGGGCGGTGTCAGTCCGCACTTCATTAACGATACGGAGCAGCTTCAACAGACTCAGTACGTCGACTCCAATGGAGATACGCAGATTGGAGCAACTAATTTCAACCGTAGGACAGGTACGTCTACTGATGGGCGAGGACGACCGGTCACAGTGCTTAAAAAGTTAGGACCAGACGGTTGGATGACCATGACCGGTGTCGGACCAGACAACACTCCGACCAAGACAGAGGAGCTGAAAAGCAACGCTGCGGGTGCTGGATCGACTCCGCAGTACGTCCCCAACAAGTTTATCAATGTCAGAGGTGCTGACAACACAGTATCAACAGTGCCCGTCAGTCCCGCCACGGGTCGCGTCACGGGTCCGGCCGCGGCCACGGGTGTAGTGCAGACGGATACGCAACTCGCGGCACAGAACGCCCGCACAGCCTCCACCGAGGTCAATACAGATCTCAAGCAGCGTATGTACAAGGCGAATTACGACCCGACGTACCGACCTGATCTACCCACTCCAGCCGGTCAGATTCTCCTCAACATCGACAACAAACCTACGCTCGTAGGTATGAAACAGTATCTCGCCTCCAAAGAGCCTGCTTCTGCTATCCAGCGAGCCTCTACTGCACATGTTGCACTGCCTTTGATCGACGACGCAATCTCGATGATCGAAGACCCGAAAAACGCTGAATTCTACGGGAAGATTGCTGGACGGTGGTCCGAACTTCAGACTGAAGGTCCGACTGCATTCGGAAAGAAAGTATTCGGTCCAATCGGTAGCAATGATCCACGACTATCAGCACTGCATGCAGCGGGTAAATCTATCTCTGCTTTACTGATGACCGTTCATGGAAGTCGTGCTATCGGGTTGATCGAGGATTACGAACGGTCGATGTCGATGGCAAACAGTCCCTCTGCCGCTGCCGCTGTGCTGCGTCAATACCGTAAAGTAGCTGTAGGAGCCGCCGCGGAAGCGGGACGTACTACTGTGCCGGTTACAGGCGCTTCAGGTGTTGCGACTCCGGCCTCAGGAGCCGGATCAGCAGCTGCGACACACGTCTACATCCCCGGTAGAGGTGCTGTGCCTATCACCTCTACTGTCCCCGCCGGACCACCGTAATGCCGAAAATTGTCAAGATCGAGGGCGTAGGGAACGTCGCCTTCCCGGATACGATGGACGACGCTGCGATCTCGCGTGCGATCGAGACAGACATACTGTCGCAACCTGGTGTCGCGAAAAACGTCCCCGGCACCGTTGCCAACACCGCAGCGGGACGCATTGCAGCCCGTTCAGCCCAATCATCCGTTCCTCAATCTGAAGGTCCGGGGCCGGTCCGTCGATTCTTGCGGGGTGCTGGTGTCCCGACGTCGGTCCCCGAAATACAGATGATGGGTGAGAGTCTAGATCCAGTCCTCCAGCTTACCCGCGGCAATCCGCTGGCACTCGCTGGGCCTGTCGGGCTGGCGGCGGGATCGACTCTGCATGCCATCGGAGCGGGTATGGGCGATCAGGCAGGGCAGGCGATCGATGCTGCGCAGCAGCGCGACTTCAAAGGTGCTCTGCGTCACTCTCTTGGAGCCGCAGTACCGCTCATCGGTCCGCAGCTCGCTGAAGGGAACGTCGCGGGGGCGATGGGGACCGCGACGGCTCTTCTCGCCCCTATGGGCGTGGGAAAATTGGCGAGACTCCGAAGTGCTATCCCACCCCCACCCGAACTACCCGAGGTCTGGAATGGCGGTGAACCGTCGGGCTCCATGCCTGTTCACGGAGAACCCGTCACAATCCCTCCGTCCAGAATCAGTAGAGTAGGTGAATACGCGGCGAGAGAGGTGGCCGGTAAGCTGCCTGTTGTCGGTACTCACGTCGGAGATTTGATCAAAGGGTCGATCGCTACGCGCCGGACGTCTGTCCCGGTAATAGGTACGATGGATTTATCGCAGCCAGCTGCGTACGGGAACGCTCCCGTGCAGCCCCTCATCCAACCGAATACGATCGGACCCGAATACGATCCGCGTACTCCCACCGGTACGTTCATTTCCCGTAAATCCATCCCGCTGGTCGGCGATCGTCAGTCTACAGTCCCGATCGATGGTTTCGGCCCATCGTCAGCCCCTGAAACTACCACTCCGACAACTCCGACTACACCAGACGCTTCTACTCTGCCACGTGTTTTCCGCACTACGAACGGCGTAACGCGTGAAGTTCCTAGCCCTCAATGGATCGATGAGCACCGGTCGAAGATGATCAATGAGGCTACCGATGCTGGCCGGATATCGGTGTCATCAACCGTCCCGACGTTAGAATCCCCGACTACATCCGCCGCACCTTCCTCGTCGCCACCGTCGTCTCCACCGTCTCCATCTATTACCTCGGACGGCCTAGTGGGCGAGACAGTCCGTTTCTCCCGCGGGGCGTCCCGCTCGCACGGCACAGTCCTCTCCGTAAAAGGAGATACCGCCCGTGTAGCTACAAATAGTCTCGGAGCGTCAGTACGCGTTCCGATCTCACAGCTGACTATACTCAAGAAGCCGGTGTCCTCTGCTCCACCCACCCCGTCGGTACCTACCTCCGCCCTCGCTCCGTCTAATCCGTCTAGTCAGTCCTCTACTGTACCGACTGCATCGACTGCATCGATACAAAACGAACCGCCGTCACTCTACCGTCGTCCCGGCCCTGCCGTCGAGTTCCCGCCCGAAGGTCAACTCGACGAAAACGATTCAATGTTTATGCATCGTGAAGACGCGAACGGCAACGACTTGGAGTTCCCTACACCCGTCCCGCCGAATCGGTTACTCCCCGCCCATTTCAAGAATGCGAGCAGTATCCAATGGGGATCGCCGTTATCGGGAAGCTTCCCTGAACGCCCGTCAGCGTTGGGTAAATTCGGGCAGGATTTCGAACACCCCGACGCTGAGCATGGACCGGGAGACTTCGCGAACACGGCACAGATAGCGAAGAGCGGAACAGAAGAACCGGCGACGTACGCACACGAGTTGAACCACGCTGTCTACGAACGCGATCTGACATCAACGCAAAAGCAGGAATTCAAGCAGGCCGTTGCCGCGGTTTGGGAAAAGGGCCACGAAGCATTTCGGAAGGACTACGACAGCGGTAAGTCGGACGCGCAAGATGCGTTCGACTCTTGGTCGGGCGCTCACGTTCCAAAGGCGGTGCGTGTATACGTGAGTGGAAAGAACGATGAACTCGGAACTCACGAAGCCTTCGCTGAACTTGGCGCGCAATACATGCTCAACCCGAGCGCGTTTAAAGCGAAATATCCAGACTGGTACGGGATGATCAAGAGGTTCTACGGCGGCAAAGAGTACATCCGCAGGTAGTGATGTACTGCTGTACTATGGCATGGCAATATATCCGTCGACAAGAGAGGACCGTGGAATGCCCGGTGAGCGCGAAGAACGACGAAGTGGGGAAAATGATCGACGTGAAGATTTGGTCAAGCTGAGTCCGTGGCAGAGCCCCGGCCTCTGGGTATCGATTCTAGGATTCTTGCTCTCCCTTTCCGTCGTAGTCGGGGGGGTAGTCTCCAAGCAACTCGCAGACCTTCACAGCGACATGACTGCCTTGACGATTTCGACCACGCGGACGAACACGCAACAAGCGGCCGAGATCAAACAGCTCCAAGACGAGTTACACGAAGAGAAAGAAAAACGTGACAAAGAATCCGGAGACCAGAGCGCGTACAATTACGATCTCAGCGGTAAATTGATCAGAATTCAAACTCGAATCGAAGATGGCAAGCCGTAAGGAGAACGCGATGGACCCTAGTGTAAAGAAGATCATCAACAACGCAGCGTTCATCGCGTCCCTCGCACCGGAGTTGGCAATCGTGACGGCAGACGGTCGAATGCGTGTCGCAGCACAGACTCTAGGTCGCGTCGCAGCGATTTATGCGAAGATGCTGATCAGCTACAAGCCTACGGTAATCGAAGAGGAGTGGGAGGGTTGCGAGCAGGCTCAGTTGCTCATCAAGTGGATTGCTGCCGAACCAAACTCGATCGCGCCAGTATCCAACAAGGTAGTCCTGATGGATGAATGGACGTCCGAGATTTGGTCTGCTATCACCAACCTCGCAGACGGCAAGCTGCCGGCGTAATCCCCCTTCTGATGCCAGCCCCGCCTGACTGGTACGGCCCCGTCGCCGCGCTGGTTGGCGGGAGCACGGTCGCGTCGCTCATTACTCTTTGGTGGCAACGTCGGAAGAGTACGGCCGACGCCATCGCTGCGGATGCCGGCACCTCGGAGAAGCTGTTCGATCAGATCCGGGAACTTCGGGTCAATTACCTGAAGGCCGATGCAGCGCGTGAGGAGTGCGATCGGCAGTGCGCCGGAATGCGCACCGAACTTCAGACGCTTCGGTCGCTACTTCCAGCGGCGATGCTTTCTGAGCGCGTCGAACGACTGTCTCCGTCCCTCTTGGCTGTGCTGGACGGTGCCTCGGACGGGTGGGTGATCTCGACGCCATCGGACGGAGCGACCTGGCTATTTGCGAACTCCGTGATCTGTAGGGCGCTCAAGATGCCTCTGGCTGACGTGCTGGCAAAAGGGTGGAGGGGACTCATCGCTCCGGAAGATCTGGAGGTTACGACCACCGTTGAAAGCGGGCAGTGGGGCGAGACAGTGACGTGCGTGAACGTCTACGTTGCGGTCGACGGAACGAGGGTCAAGCTGCGTTGGCTTGGGATGCGGTACGCTGGCGGGATGGCGTTATCGCTTGCACGAGTAGTACCATTGCTCCCACCATGACTTCCGAACGTCGCGCCTACATCGTCGTCATCGCCCTGACCATCGGCGGGATGTGCTTTTACGGACAGAACGTGGAGCACTGGACCGTCCAAGCTATCTTCGGCATCATTGGTGCCGGCGCCACAGCTTTTATTGCCGGCATGACCAAATCGCCAAGGGACGGCGCACTGAGCGACCTTGCCACCCCTCCAGTGACCGAAGTCCAGCAGGCCACAGATACGACCGTCAAGACGCATACGGAAGCTGTGTAAGAAGCTGACACGGCATCGAAGCCGCATTGACGGCTTCCCGCCGGTGTATACTCCCTCTCAATCATGAACTGCTGCCGCCGACACTATCGCCCCGACTGCCTTGAACACGACTGCCGGTTCGACCGGATCGACGACACTCTCGCACTCATTCTTCATAAACTCACCTACATCGAACTAAAACAGGAGACTCTCATGGCTAACCTCGATAAACTCACCGATGCCATCGCCCGTGAAGTTACAGTCGACAACTCGATCATCACCCTTCTGAACGGCCTCGCCGCGCAGCTCAAAGCCGCAAACGGCGACCAGGCCGCAATCGACGCCGTCGTCGGCCAGATGACTTCCAACGCCGATGCCATCGCCGCGGCGGTCAGCGCCAACACGCCGACCGACCCGACCTCATCCCCGGCACCTTCTACCCCGTCTACCTAGTTCAAGCTATGGGTGTGGCGGACCTAATCCGCTCGCCGCCCGGTCAAGTCGTGAGGACTCACCGGGCGGTACCACCTCGATCCGAAAGGAGAATCACTCCCATGAATCTCAGCTCAGTCTCACTTATCATCGCGATCGTTCTCTTTGTCGTCTCCGGCTCGTTCGTCCCCGAACCGCACCCGTGGCACAATCGGCTGATCTGTTGGGGATTGGCGTTCTTCGCAGCCAGCTTCCTTCTACTGAAGATGTAAAGGAGTACCACATTTCACAGCTACCCTCACCGTCCGCCGTGTCCCGTCTCCTTTTTCCGCTCCTCGCCTTTGTGATCGTTGCCTCTTTCGCCGTCTCGCCGTCTCTCCACGCAGAATGCTTCTGGGTCGATCATCTCGACACGGACCCGACGTACGTCTGCGTGCCTGACCTCTACTACGTCACGATCACTCCGTCTGACACATCTGCCGCCCCTGACTGGTGCTCCTACACGCAGGGTGACCACGTCTTCCTGAAGTTCGACCACAACATCCCCAACGCCCCGATCGAGTCCTACTACTTCATCCCGGCGTACGACACGACTACGGCGGCTCCTACCGGATTCGATTCGAGCCGCTTCTGGGTCTATAACAACTCGGTATCAGGTTGCGGCTTCTCGATCTTTTAGCGCTCTTTTAGTGCCCTGACGTCGGAACAACTTGTAGTTCCGGCGGGCGCTTCGGCTGGTTGATGATCTTCGACTCGATCAGTCCAAGCCTCTGTACACCCGTCAGTCCGAGCCACGGCACGCACTCAGGCCCCGGACGTTCGACCATCTCATGCACAGTCTCCACCGCTTCGTCTCCACTGACGGCCCAGACGTGAACGCCGATCTTCACCTCTTGGCCGGACGCATCGACAACCGGTGAGCCGGGGATACGTTTGAAGATCCGCGAATCGAACTCCACCAGCCACAGTTCCCTGACTTCTTCACCGTTAACGATCATCAACTTTTCTCCTTCGCAGGTGTCTGCTCGCGTAGTCGTGCCGACACGCGGAGCAGGATCAAATACCCGATGAGATCCAGTACGGTATCTTCATCAGGAGTACCTACGCGGCCCATCGTCTCAATCCTACCTAACTTATCGTCGATACGAATGCATAGTTGTTCAACGGGGCTGGCTTTACTGAAAATACGTCGAGGCTCGAACGCTGTGTTGCCGTACATCGCATTTTTCTTCAACAGCAGATTGCGGATGGCACTACATTCGAGTACGATCAATTCTGCTACCGATAATTCTGCTACTGATGACATGCGACGTGCCTCCACCCTTGCCGCAGACTGAACGTCCAAACGTCCGGGTTCGGTGCTACTGAATCGAAGTACGTGACGTGACAGACGTGGCATTGGATGTGCGGACTCGCGGTGCAGTGCGGACACGCAGGGTGTCCGCGAATCAACGCATGGTCGTTACTTCCGTAGCACATGCAGCGCGAAGTCATCGCACTGCCTGAAACGTTCGGTGTGGCGTAGCGGCAATAGAAGTAAATAGGGAGGCCGAGGAGGGTGCGAAGCCAGTACGTGAAGTTACTCACCGCTGACCTGCCAACTTCGCCATACAGAAGCAGAATAGATAGAACAGCAGTAGACAGGTCACCGGAGCCCACAACGGCGCTGTTACCCACCACCACGACCACGCAATAACGTGAACGAGTTTCAGTACTAAGAAGATCATAAACAGAATGGTTGTGCAGCCTACTGAGTTCGATGTGTCACTCACCGTCGTCTTCCCCTTCCACCTGACCATTCTTCTCTTTGATCTTTTTCACGCTCACCGTGGGCCGCGGCTCCTTCCCGAGCTTGTAGAACGAGTCGACGACCTTCGCAGGTACCGTGATGCGTTCTTTCCCGCGGCACTTCGAGCATGGACACGCGAACGTCTTCGTCACGGCGAGTTTCTGATCGAACGTCCGACGCGCGGACCCGATGAGTGTCGTCACCTGGAAGCCGTAGAACTCTACTGACTTCACGTCTTCTGGTAGGACGCTGCGCAGTTCACCGAACAGCTCGAAGTTCAGATCATCGAGCCGTTTCTTGATCCGCTGCTGCTCTTCGTAGAGTGCGACCCGCTCGGCGAGCAGAGTGCGCTCACGCCGGCGTTTAAGTTGCGGGAAATCGGTGTAAGGACGTAAGGGTGTCGTGACAGTAGGCATCAGACAGTCCCTCTGATGAACGTTTCCTCGATGATCATCAATTCTTCGTTGATCGAATCGCACAGCAGGAGCAGCGCCTGCTCTATCTTCTCGTACATGACGTTTGCGGTACGTTGCTCCCCTGTGAATGGATCGGCGGTACCGTAGTAGCGATTCCACATCGCTCTAACCGATTGGCCTACTTCAATCACCGCCATTCTGCGTACCTGCTCTACCGTCACCTTAGGCATCGTCATACTGACCTCCCTTTCCTCTTCCAGATCATCCGATCTCTCTTCAACTCGTATTCTCCACGCAGCTCCAGATCCGTGCTACCACATGTCGGACACGTCGGCGTCTGCCGGAACCGCAGCGCGGCGTTGTACCGGCGTCTACTGCATCCGTGGCCCTCGGGGCAGAGGATGACACCGCCTGGAGATCGACGTCGTTTCGGAACTCGCTTCGCGACTACTGACGCTACTGATGACTGACGCTTCTTCATGGACGTGAAGGGTAGTAGATAGTTGACTGGGAGTCAAGCACGTAATCAGGAGGGGGCTCTCGCGTACCAATCTCTCAACTCCGCGCAACCTCTCCGTCGATAATTCACACAATCGCTCCTGATACTCCGATACTGTGCTTGAGTCTCAGTTCTCGTTCGACCTTCCAGCGGAAAGACATAGGAGTCTGACGTAGCTCAATAATCAGGTCACGGTCTGCTGTCCAATCTCGTGTGTTTAGGGACGTGTTGATCTGTTGAGTTCTTATGCTCCACGAGACGAGCATGATGATCCCTCGAAACCACACAAAAAACTTAGGTTCCCTGAAGCCGGTGACGGCATACACACCTAGCCGATCGCTGTCTTCGAGGCCATCAGCAAACGTCCACACTCGATCACATAGATGGATATAATCCTTCAATGTCAACTCTATCCCATAGCGTTCCTTACATCGCTTCATGGCATGGTTCCGCTGTCGAATACGGAGGCCGGCTCTAGTTCGCCTAATCTTTATCATTTACACTCTGACCATCTTTTTGCAGTCTTCCACTCCGCCAGAATCGGCACCTTCAACTTCATCACTCCCGTCATCGCCTCCACAATCCTCTTTGCTAACCGTTCCTCCCCTCCCACCTTCACCTGGCTGACAACTTCGTCATGCACCGTCAGTAGAGGATCACAGTCCCACCCGCTCTTCCGCACCTCCGGATAGACTTCGTCCATCAGCACCGGACACGACATCCGCATGATCTCCGCCGCCGTACCCTGCACCGGAGCATTGACCGCCATCCGTTCCGCTTCCATCCTCACGCCGTCAAGATCACTATGGACCCCCGGCAGATACCGTCTCCACCCCATTAGCGTTTCAACGTACCCGTACCTCCGTGCCTTCGAACACTGCTCGTCCATGAAGTCTTCGATCCCCGGATACGCGACCTTGAGGTACGCGTCGATATACGTCTGTGTCTCCTCTACTGTGACTTCAATCCCTTCGAGGCGCAACTCAGCCCTCAACCTCATGGCACCTCCGCCGTACAGGATGAGGAACGTGATCCTTTTCGCGATCGTCCTCTGCTTCTTCGTCACGCGCTCGATCGTCGTCCTGAAGATGTGTGACGCGGTAATAATGTGGACGTCGACTCCCGACTTGATGCCGGCGATCAGGTTCTTGTCTCCACAGAGATGCGCCATCACCCGCACTTCGATCTGCGAGAGGTCTACTGATACGAGCGAATAACCATCAGGTGCAGCGAAGGCGCCGCGGACCAGCATCCCGAGGTCAGAACGTGCTGGGCAGTTGCCGGTCACCATCGTCTTCCCGTTCCGACGTACTAGCAGATATGAGGATGGAACGGAGCAGCAATACACCTTCCCCCGTTCACTCTCTTCTACCTTCCGATTCGTTGTCAGCGAATAATTCCGGTGCGTTACATCCACCTGCCAACTGATGGATCCTCCACCCGATACGTACTTTCGTACGTTCGCCCGCACTCCACTGAGCGTGAACAGCGTAGCGATCACGTCTGCATTATGCTTATGCTTAGATGCGTAGTGATTCTTACGTGTCCAGCACCCGTCCCAGAACATCACTTCTGCGAGGATCACATCGATCTGCCCGCGCGACAAAGCTAAAAAGAAGCTCCAGTTGAAGAGTTTCTGCGGACCTAGAACGGCGTACTGGCGTTTCGTGATTACACCGGCTTGGATGTAAAAACGTGAAGCCCCTCCGATTCGCAGCGTCTCGCGATGAGGCACGTTGCAGGATGCTAGCAGTGCTCGGAAACGCTCAATCTTCCGCAGTTTCTTGGATGTGAAGTCAGCTCGTTGATTTGACGCCCAACTACCATCGGCCTGCATCGCCACCAGAAGTCGGAGTTCATCATCAGACCACGGCACCCCATCCCCGCCTGCGTAATTTCCTGCGTTCAGCTGTCGCCAATCCTCGGGATAGTCCTGTGCATCGATTACACGCCGTTCACCCGTCTTCCGGTGCTCGATCAGGCAGCGATGAGTCGGGGTTACTTGGAGGTCAATGTGCTCACTGTGGATACGGATGAGATTATCAGTCTTCCTCACGTAGTCCGTGGGAACAACGAATTCTACGACTCCGTCTTCGCGCCATTGCGCGACGTGAATTTCTCTACTGAGTTCATCGAAGCGTGTCCACCCTTCGTACGTCAACACCTCAGTATCGCCCGAAAAGCAGTTCTGAAGATTCGGGTTAGCCGAAGACAGTCGGTTGGTTTCTGTCCTAGTGGACTTGAACGTCGTGTGTATTCTGCTGTTCTTGTCGACCATGCGTGGCAACGCGAGCGTGTACGTCCCTCGCAACTTCATCCTCTCTCTGTGGTCCGTGATGTTCCCTAGGATCGTCAGTGCCCGTCTCGTGCGCTTCGAGTCCTCCATCGCGGCCACTTGCAGCTTCAGATCCTCTAACACCTTGTCCTGTGTACTCGCGTCACCCGTCTTCGTCTCTTTGACGATCGGGAGATTGAGTTCATCGAACAGTAGCTCCGCAACCTGCTTCGGGCTCGCAGGGTTGACGTAGTGTCCGACTGTCTGTTGCAGTTGGTAGAGGATCTGATCGCACTCTACCTCTAACCGCGCATCTAGCTTCCTTGCGTACGGCACATCGAAGTACGTCCCGACTTCCATCATCCGGACAAGCAGGGGGATGGTGTCGCGGTCGATCTCGTAGATCCGTGTCAGCCCTTCTGCTTCGAGTTGCTGTTTCAGTATAGGATATATCCGCATAGTTCCGTCTGCATCCTCTGCGGAATAGGTAACTGCCGCGGACTGCGGTACAACGTCGTCCAGTGTCACCTCAGGCATCGGACCGATGGCGTCCTCGATCTTCACCCGGTAGTCGTAGTCGACCTGTTTCATCCACCACGCACGCAGACCCGTAGCTTTACGATCTTCCCCGGCTGACGCTTCATTTTCTACTGTGTCGTCGTCAACATCTTCCTCGTTTGACGCATCGTCAACATGTTGGCTATCCTTAGTATAGGTAGTAGAGGTTACGACTAGCCGGCGTAGAGCAGTACGGACCCGCGTCCCGATCTTCTGGCCGCGTCTGACCTTCACTTCCCCGTTGACATACTCCAGATACTCGTCAGGTGGTGGCCACGACGTACCGTCGCCATCGCACTCGTCACACGTCACCGGCCGCGGAGACAGACGCACACCGCGCGCCCCGATGGGCTCTACGATCATCGATCCGTCTCCGCTACATGCAGAGCACTTGAAGGTCAGGATGCGTCGCAGGTAGTCAGCGGCGAGCTGACGATCGGCCTCCCGTGTGACCTCGACGTACGACTGACGCTTCCGTCCGTTGTAGCGACGTTCGAGCGGTTTGAGACCCTGTGGGATGAGACGGAGGACGTACGACATGACCATCGTGTCCTCGAAGGTGATCCGACTCATCAGCTCTTCGGACGTGACGTCGAAGAGTTCTGCAAGGATGGGGATATCGTGGGCAGCGTTATGGAGAATAATATGCACGGAATTAATTCTCTACAACTACTGGAGAAGTTCCGATCTTACCTGCGTCAGTAGTTGCCCGAGTACATTCTGCCCTTTACCCCGGAACATTCCCCAATAGACATCTCCCCAATAATTCCCTTCGATCATAATGGTTCCGTCAGTGGCAGTCAGTAATCCTTTGTAAGGATGATCGCGGAACTTCAATCGCAGTAACTCCAGCATTACGCTTCTTTTGATCTGATCCCAATCAGGCCGGATCGTTAGACGACGGCCCATGCGTTTCGCGTCGCCCGGTGTACGGCAAGCCTGTATTAGGGCTGCTTCTCTATCGCTCAGCGTCTTTGCTGCTTGATATGCATGCTCCACTGTGGGATAGATATTGCCCTCATAGGCGATTGACACGGGGGCGAAGTTTGAAAGCCATCGGTACTCGCGTGAGATATCGATGAAGTAGTTCAGCGCATGATCGCGGACACTGAGATAGATTCTAAACTCAGTAGCAGTGTCCTTAATCCCTACAGTGAGTTGAGCCTCACTATTACTGTACGTAAATAGAGTTACTGTACTCATCGGAACAGTTGCTCCTTCATCCCCACTGCCACCTTCAGTACTCGTTTCTGCCTTTTGAAGCAGCGCCAGTGCTCGAGTTCTTCTTCAGGTGGTTTCACATCGAAAGGCCCACCGTTCGGCTGATAGTAGTGAATTTTCTCGCTATAGCCGATGAATCGTCCACAGATCTCACAACGTAGGGGTTTAGTCTTCCGTTTAGCCATTCAGTAGTTGTTCCTTCATCGACTGTATCGTCCGCTTGTTCGTCTTCCTCACGACTCCAGCACTCCCTGCGAACTGACTGAATGACAACCCCCACACCCTCCCCGCCAGTCCTTCAGTATCAACAGCCACCGGGAGACTCTTCACCAGTTTGATACTGCTACGCGGTTCATAATAGTCAGGATCAGGATAGATGTCTCGCGGGGTGACGCACGGCAACGTTCCACGGACGTACTTCCCGAGCGTCATGAAGTCTGAGTAGATTACTGGTTGTTGCTCTGGACTGTGGAGGCCGGCTGCCGGATGATAGCAAGGCACGCACGTGAAATGCGCTATACGAACCAAGGACTCGGTCCTGACGTCGGCGAGTAGGCGTGATGGACCCTCTCCACGCCCTCGATCCAACGCCCGCCAGTTCGCCGTGGCATATGGGAAACCGTGGCACGATTCCATGTCCGTAAAAATACTGCGACCAAGCAACCAACGAGAAGCCACAGCACCCACCCCGACGATGAACGTCGGACGAACTCTTTCAATCTCACCTATCAGCTCTCCCTCGTCCCGCTTGATGCCCGCAGCGGTCGGTTTCACGTTCCCACTCTTCGCTCTCGTCGTCGGCCGATGCTTCACCAGATTCGTCAGCCAGCAGTCTCGGAGTTCGATCCCCGCCTGCCGTGCGTATCTCGTGAGTTCCTTCCCGGCCTTCCCGACCCAACATTTCCGCATCTGCTCTTCCTGCACTCCGGGTGCCTCGCCGACGAACATGACGTCAGCATCAGGACGTCCGCGGCCTGGAACGTAGGGTCCGAGTGGAGCCGGAGATGTAGACGACTTCAACGTCAATGTCCTTTCTCCATCCCCTTCATCGGACTGCCGCTGAACTTCTGATGCGGATGATGTGCGCTCTGCTGATCGAGCTTCGACTTCGACTCCATCACAACCGCCGCCTCTTCCGCCTCTTCATACCCCGCTTCCCGCTCGCATTGCTTTACAAATAGTTCGGTCATCGCCGCTGTAATCAGTATCGCTTCCCCGAGTTCAGTCACACCCATCTCCGTCAGCGCAGTTTCCATCTTGTCAACGATCCCGTCGAGCCGCGTCAGTTTCTCTTCCGCCTCATCCTCGGGAATCTCCGACGACTTCAGTATCAACCGCGTCAACTTATCCAACGACATCTCCGCGGAGATCAAGACGGCATGCGACGGGTTCTTCGCTGCGAGGAGACGTTGCAGAAACTGAACGTTCGAACCTTCACAGTGCTTACACATACTGACTACTCCGTCGCCTCGATCACGTATGACGAGATGTTCATCCCTAGAGGCACCACGATCCATTCGTGCGCTCCGGCTGAAGACATGACGTCGTAGAGGACAGCGCCCGCAGGTACTCTCGCAAGATCGTCGACGGGGAGCTGCGGCCCCTCGTACGGTTTGACACTGAAAATGTTCGCTACGACGAGTGTCACCGGATTACCTGCAAGCGTCTTGAACTTGTCAATTGTCTTCGCCACTGACTACCTCCGTCTCTCTCTGATCTGTTTAAACAATGTCTCCGCCACTTTCTCCCCCACTCCGTCCTTCTTTCCCCTCCCACTCGCCTTCATCCTCAACTCCTCTACTGTAGCATGAACCATATCCTCGATGCTACTGAATTTCGTACTCGCGTTGGCCGCCCGGTCATATCCCATGCCGTCGAAGATATTGGCGAACATCATCCGCCTCTTCCGGGCCTCGCTCATGAACCCCACACCGCGTCTGCCTTTTTCGTGCAACGCAGTATTGAAGAGTTGCATCGACTTATGCGCCTCAAACTTCTTGTCCGTCCAGAACCGATACTGACTGACGATCCACTGCGCCGTCTCATCAGGTGTCTTCGTATTCCAGACGAACAGCGGCTTCCCGTACTTGTAGATCGAGCCCGCTTGCAGCGATGTCAGCCACTTCATGACCGTTGCGTACGTCACCGTCCGGGACGATCCGTAGAGCGCCGGGACGAACCGGCCGTCAGAAGTCACAGCGGTAGCAGCGCCAGCGGCGGTCCCTCCTCTGGTCTTCGATCGTCTTTTCGCCGCCCCTCGCTGGAACCTCGCAGACTGCAACCGCTTCATCAGTATCCCCGAATCGTGGTCCGGCCGCAGCTCGTCTTCCACCACGAGCCACGACAGGTCGTAGTCGCGGTGCATCCCCTCAAGTTGCCCGTCGAGCCCCGCCAGCCGGCCGTCATCCATGCAGGCGAGTACGTCCCCGACACGTTTGACCTCGATCCCGATCCGCAGAGCAGAACCGTTCGGCCCGTTCCCGATGATGAGGATGTCTCCGTGGTCGAGACGTTGATCGACGACGAGCGACGATGGTACGAGGTAGCGTCGGAGGAGCGAACCGAGGTCACCGGAGTGTCCGGGACCGTGCTGCGTGTCGACGAAGAGCGTCACTTCGTTTGTACTTCTTCTTTCTTTACCGCTTCTACTTGTTTCTTCAGATCGTAGTTCTCTTTACGCAATTTCCGGCTGAACTCCCGCTCATCAGCTATCTGTCTAGACAATTCCCCCAGAACTTGATCATCGTCAGCGACCTCCAGTAGAGGCATCCACGCAGATCGCACAATACGACGAGGAGAGATGACAGATTCGGGGTAGTTACCCGCCTGATTGAGTTCGCGTATGAATGCGATCTGCATCCTTGCCGACAGCAGTCTATTATAATAGCGGGCGCCGCGTTGAACACGTAGAGGATGGGAGTAAGCTATGGCGGATCGGAAGGGCCATCCAAGAAAAAACACACGTACTCTCCATGCGTACAAATCCCGCAGCAATGTGACCGGGGACGGAGTGTACTGTCCGGCTATAGTACCGTACTGGTAAGCTGTTCTACGGTGAAAGACGGACCAGTATCTGCCAAAGAGTTTAAAACCCTTACCTACGCCGATGTGCAGTGTGTTTAGAAAACCCGATGTCATTTTACCCTCTCTTCCGTTTTTGTTTGCTGTTCTTTCTCTGCTTCATTGATTCGTATCTTCGCCAGTCCTTCCGTCGACTCGACGAACCGGATCTCCCCCGTGAATACCAGCCACACCGCGTTCTCATCAGCCGCTACCAACGCAGACTCTAACGCGCAGTCACGATCCGTCTTCGGCGGCAGGAGTTCTAACTCGTAGTTCGCGAACCGCGGGTCGTACTGGCCGTATGGATCGAGCTTCGTCCGCAAGAGGACGTACCGGACATCAGATCCGTCAATAGATGGTTCAGTAGTAGCGTGAAGTTCTTCATCAGGCATCGACCTTTTCCTCCTTCTCCTTTTGGTACTCGTCCGGTGCATACATCGACGATTGGGTTATCTCCGGATGAGCATCTCGGAAACGCATTGCAGCTCGCCAAACCAACAGAACGATAGTAAAGAGTACATCAGGAGGCAGGCCATATCGGGCAATTTCCTCCAAACTCAACTCACACTTTTCGATCGCTGCCAACTCCTCAGAGTTGCGTTTCATCATCGTCACCACTCCTTCTCGTCGTTGTCGATATACAGTCCGAAATCGGTCCCCTTGATAACAATCCTCCGACCATATGAGCATACGAAACAGTCCGATGCACTGTGACCAGCATCCACCTTCGTGTACATGATCGCCAGCGAATCGGTATCCATCTCCACGTCATGGATCGTCGCACCAATAAGAGCATTACGAATTCGTCCTAGCCGCGCAGCATTTTCCGCCTCTGCCTTCTCTTTACGTTTTCGTTGAAGCTCTAAGCTGATCCTGCGGTTGCTCCCCGGATAGTACATTCCCACCTCCTTCCCTAACTCCATACGTCCGGATCGGTCCCCGGATAGTTCTCCATACATCCCCACACAAACGGCCCTAACCCGTCCTGCCCGCCCCAGTCGTCTTCAGTATAGACATTCCCGAGAATACTGATATCAATTCCCGCTTTCGTTACTTCCATCTCGAATACCGGCTCCTTCCCCCGATCCTTCACTGACCGCTTCTTCTGAATCCTGATATGCGCCGCCCAGTCAGCGTCGTACTCCATCGTGTCCGGCCCTTGGTACGTGAACTTCCCTGTAGGCTTCCCGTCCTCCCACACTTCCTTCGCCCGCGCCAGCATGATCAGATTCGCAGACGACTCGCGCGTCGACTTGATCATCTGACTCAGCTCAGCTTTCACCTGCCCTGACGACTTCCCGTAATCCTTCTCGATCCTCTTCCCCGCGTGTCCGGTGAACTTCATCTTCAGGATCTCCGCGTATTCGGTTGTCGTGTCGAACACGATCGTACGGACGTTCCCCTTCAGTGATTGTTCAAGGACGCCGTCGAAGTTTCGACGCAGGACGTCAGTAGACTTGGTGGTGGCGGATACGATCTGCTCCGGTGTCAGCCTGTTGAGCCCCTTCGGATAATCGATCCCGAGATAGTGGATCACCTTCCCGGCACGTTTCGCTTTCTGTGCGGCGTGCAGTCCGCGGCGGTCGATGTCGAAGAACGCTACCGGCCCTGGAGCGTGCAGAAGACCGAATGTGGTTTTCCCTTGACCAGCGATTCCGAAGCCAAGCATGATCGCCTGCTCTTTCGGTTCCGGTGGCTCTGTAAAGTCGAGACCTTGAAGCGTCGTACGCAGCTTCTTCTCAGACATTGTCATAACAACCCCTCCGCTACTGCATTTGAAACGATAAGTGCCTTCACCCTCCGAAGGTCACTCTCCAGAAACTCAATGTCGATCACCTTCGCATCCACCTTCGGTCTCCCACTCGTATAGTCCCCTCTACTGAACATCACCTGAATCTGCGCCAACCTCGTTCCGAAGCACGGACACGCCCACCCGAGCTGCCACACCCATTTCTGAAGTCCGTCGAGATGCACGATGAGCTCTCCGTCAGGCATGACGTCGTACGCGCGCTTCGACGACATCCACGTGTACTTCCACTCGATGACCCGCGGTCCCGGAGTCAACAACGCGTCGGGGGTGAAGTAGATGCCTCGATGCCCCGTCTCCGCGCAGTGCTCGCCGGCCGGATTACGTCCGTCTTCATCGACACCGTTCAGGTAGTCGTCACACTCACGACACCAGAACATCTCGCCGGGATACACGAGATCGAGATCCGTATTGACCTCTCTCGCGTGCTCACCCATGGCACGCTCCCAGATGAAACCGGGTGTCCGCACACCTTCCAGCTCGTCCTTGTCCCACTCATCGCGCTTCGTCTTCGGATCGCGCTCCACGATCTTCTGTATAACCGACGACAAGTGACACCCTTCTGAGCGTGGGACAGCACGCTCACGCGAGTACGCAGTAGATGTGATTATTAAATCCCGTACTGTTAGTTTCACTTACTACTGCTACTGTCTTGCCGATATCCGTCCGATGCCCATGTCTGCTTTCAGAGTTCCGCGAACGCGGATTGAAGGTGGGATCATGAGGACTAGTTGGTGCGGGGGCATTCGGTCAATCAGTTAAGACAGAAGTAGAAGTAAATCGCCCCGAATCTGCACAGCTCGGGGCCACACTGCCAGTAAAGCAGCTCGCCAGAGAGTAGGGCTTTGAAGCCGGTGACGAATTGCCCGCGCAGACTGAAACTAGTCGTTCGGTGTAATAACGCCCGTTTTCTTTGAGAACTTGTAAAGCTGCTCGGCGGCGTTCTCCGTGTGGAACGACGCGTCGTTGATCAGGTTGCTCGCCGGGCCTTTGATATCCTTGCCCTTCAGAATACCGAAGCTCGCGGTGTACGCCTGCTTGATGGTGATTCCACCGCCAGCAGCGTCCTCGTCGAAGTTCTTCACGAGCGGCGTCTTTGTTGCGAGTGACGTGAGGATCGCGTCCATTGCCTGAACAGCAGCGGCGTGGATCGGATCTTCGGTACCTTCTTCAGTATCATCATCGGCCGATGCTTCGTCATCGTCGTCATCATCATCGTCAACCGCAGCCGCTTTTTTCTTCCCGCTCGCCGTCGTCGCCGTTCCAGCAGCAGTCTTCCCTGACGTCTTCTTCCCTGCCGACTTTCCATCCGGTGCGTCGACCAACTCGTCGACAAGCAGATCCGTGAACGGGGTACCGTCATCCTTCGGCTTACCAGTTCCCGCGACTGACTTCAGTTTCACCCACAGTCCATCAAGTCCGCTCGCATCTTCGATATCATCGAGAATTTTGAAAACACGCAGGCGTTCCGACTTTGCTACTTCATCCGCTCCGGCCGCATCTTCGATCGATGCAAGCAGTTTGCCGGCTGCGAAATCCGCACTGATCGTGCAGTCCCGTGACTGATCAACGCTCTTGATAATTCCCCCATCGACACGTGTGAAACGCTGATCGCCCATGTAGAATTTTTTCAAGTACTCCGTGCCATCAATGTCCAGAAAAACTGTCTGAAGATTGACAATGTCTTTTCCCCGACTCGATTCGTCCTCCTTCCACTGCGTATCGCTGAACTGTACTACCGCTCCATCCAACATCCCTTTGGTCATCTTGCTCTTACGTCCCGATACTGACATACGTTGTTGCTCCTTTCGTTAGTACGACGCCTAGTTTAGATTTAGTAGAAGACTCCGCCACCACAAACAAACATCAGTAACGGAAGAGTAGGATAAAGTTGACTGAGAGTCAAGTCCGAAGATCACACTCACAACGGCAATATGCCACCGAGGAGCACGTTCAACGGTCGGAACACTTGGCCGATGTTGAACACGGCGCCGCAGCGATCTTTCACGTTGTACCATAGCGGCAGATTGGTGATCGTCGCGCGCTGCTTCACCCGCAGCGCCTCTGCACCAGAGATCAGGCCGGTGACCGTCACTGCCGGAGACAACAGCGCGTCGAGGAAGAGTAGGTTTGTGGTGAAGCACTGCACGCCGATGTCGTCCTTCGCGGCGGTCGCGCCGACAAGAGCATTCTGCGTATCGACGCGTACGAACTGGATGGCGTTCGCGAGATCTTCCTGCGGGTGACCGGTGAGCGCGATCGAGCCAGACGACTCGGGAATGGGCGGTGGGATCGACTGAAGATTGTCGGGTGCAGCGACCGGTTGCGGAGTGTTGATGGTGGTGGGTGCGCTAAACGGGTGAGTGCCGGTTGCGCATCCGGTTGCGATGATGAGAATCAGCATGAGACCTACGTGCTTCATTTCTTCGCTCCTTTTTTTAGCTGTCTGGGGGTCTCGGGCTCGTCTCATCAAAACTTACCCCGATGAGTGATTGCCGCGTTGGCGATCATGCGCGCATCAAACAGGCCATCGATGGCGCGAGTCCTCAGCGGAGACTCCGGTACCATGCGGAATACCACCTCGGCAGCGGCTATAAATGCCTCGGTAACTTCTCTGCCCGCGGCAACTTGAGATTGATCCCACGGCGCGTAGGTGAAAGCCTCGCGAACGTTGCCGAGAATCATGCGAGCATCTACCGCTCTCTGACTGCCCACCCCCGCAGAAGCCTTGGCGAGCCCGCCGATTTCCGATTCGAGGTTCTTTCTCAATTCTGGATTGGACTCCATCTGTGTGATTCTCCTCTCGATTTCTGCCAAATCAGGATTGCTCATCGTCTTCTCCTTCGAAGGTGGGAACAAATTGAGGATCACTGATGCAACCGCACTCCTCGCATGCGTCTTCACGTTTCATCCGGTTCTCCTTGTTCTATTCATTGAAAGATTCCGCGACCGCCCGAGATCCGATGTTTACCGCATCCCGTGGGCGACCCCGTAGGGTATCGAATGCCAGCCACCCCCGATGTGCTATCCGTTTGGTGTAGGTGTTGGACCTGGTTTCGAGCGGTCGCGCAGCCTTCAAACCTCGTTCTACCACTTTACCCCCTCCTCCCCGGCGTTCTACCCTGCCTCGGCGTGGGGATTGCGGGAATCACTGGCGCAAACACCGCCGCCAACCTCTTACCGCTCTCACTCATCTCCGGCGTCCCGTGCGTGAACGTGCTCCAGGGATCTGGGGCAGGTTTGCGTGTGAAGAATACTTCGGCCGATTCGAACGTGACCACCGGCGCGTGGAGTTCGTCCCGCATCCGAACGGAGAATGTGGTCAACCGGTCGACCTCTTCATCGGTGGCGATCGAGCGTGCCGTGCGGCCTGCATCTTCAGCAGCAGCCTGCGTCATACCCTTCGCTAGACACTCAGCGATCGTGTCGTCGCGGCGTTTCTTAGCACTGCCCATCTCTTGGTGGTTGATCTCGCTGATGATGAGGGGTCGTCGCGCCCGATCGTCGGTAACGCTAAACCGAGATATCGATATGTCCACGAATCCCGGCTCGCTATTACTGCCAGTCATCCTCGCATAGTGGAGTCCTTCGCCGTCCGAAACCTCGCGCTCTCCATACGGATGGACGAACCACTGATTGACATCAACAAGGTTAACGAAGCGCTGCAACGTGTCCGCTGACTCTGCGTCTGGTCCGCCGATGGTGATGCTCGGATTCGCCCGGCGCACTCCGCGGATGAACGGGAGCCAGAAGTTGTCCACGTACTCCTGCATGTAGTCACGCGAACCGACCTTTGAAATGTCGTCATCGCCGAACGTGTATCCGGGTTCGTTGCCGAAGGATACGGATGTCATCTGCTTGCCCCAGCGCATCATCCAAACGAACGCACTTTCCTCAATCTGAGATTGCGTAATAGGATTCATGCCGTCATCGGGCGCACAGAAGTTACCGTGAATCTGCATGCCGCCGTCCAATGCACCAGCGAAAGCGTCTGGCCACCAACGAGCGTCTGAATAGAGGTATTGAAGTCTGACGCCCGTCACGTTGCATTGTTCGCGCAGGAAGCGCCACGATGCGGCCGATGGAGGTTCTGGGCGCCACGGAACAGGCTGGAAGGGGACGAAACAGATTCGCGCTTCGACGGTCATTTGACCTCCTTGGGCGTAAACAGATGTGAGTGGTCTTCCGGATTACAGAGATAATCCTTCTCCGATTCGCTCGTTCCATAGTCCCACGGATCTAACGTGTCGTGATGCACCATTCCCTCGCGGTCGCACCATACGTAGCCGTGGATCTTCTCCATCAACGATTCAGCCATTCGCAGCCTCCTTCGGCGCGAGACCCATCTCGGTAGCACCTTCGTCGCCGTCTGGTAGGCCACGTCTGCGTGTAGAGTCGTTGATCGCGATCTGCTCGATCTCGAAAATCGCCATGTTGGTATCGAGGCGCACTCGAAATGCTCTTGCGCGCATTTCTTCGACGACATCGATCTCCGTAAGCAATTTTGCCTTTGCTTCAGTGAGGTGGGCAATCGCAGTTTCGCGCCAATCGGCGTAGTTGAACTGCTCGCCATCGATGACTGCTTGAATTCTGTCGATTAAATTCACTGCTCAATTCCCCCTCTTACGATCGTTCTCAACATCTCTCTCCGTGATCGCCGGAGCCTCACCGCCGATCATCTTCCGAGCCTGTGATTCCGCAAGTCCGACGTTGACTCCCCTACAAGCTAAAAGTCGTGATCGATACAAGTAATAGAGCGCCGCATCGTCAGCCCCCTGCTTCATCGCCAGAGCGTTCGCGGTCAGTGAAGCCAACGCATCAGTCCGGAGCGCCATAGCGAGAACGGTCCGCTGCACAGCACTCTGCGCCAATTGTTTGCTCTGATCGGGGATCAACCAATGCGCAGGAATCGTCATCGCCGCGCCACTCGGCAACGTCATCACTCCGAGCGCCAAGAACGCAGGACACGCATCGCCAACCGGACACCCCTCCGTGACCTTCACACTATTCGTCTGCTCGATGACAAAGTACGGACTATCGAGCGGCGGGAGACGGTTCGCCCGGTTGATCGCGAATACGGGGAAATACTGTGCGACATTTACAATCGCGCTCTCCAGTGGACCTAGCGTGTCGGAGATCCCGCCTTGGCGAACGCCGAAGCGATCGTACAGCGTGAGCAGCACGGTCGTTCGGCTGTACTGACTGGCGTTCGCGATGTAGATCGAGAAGTGAGTGACGCCATCTTCACGCACCGCATCGATCTCCAATCGGTCCCGGCCTGGGTAGTCGCTCGACGCGTAATCGAACCACGGAATCCCGTTTACCGTCTGTCGGTGCGTGCCAGACTTCCCGTTCACCGCGATCTCCACTTCCGTCTCCACGAGGAATGAACTCTCTAGGTCATTGCTCGTCTGGTCGTGCTGTAACCACGGTGCGACATCCGTTCGGTAAGCGTTGAACACTACTATGCCGATCCCTTGAGCGGTCAGCTTCTCTGCGAATCCTGACGGCTCGAAGCCGATCTGATGCGGTGCGAGTCGGATGACGTTCCCGTGTTCGATCGACAGTGGATAGGCCGGGTCGTTGTCCGTCTGGCCGGCTGGAATGAACGTCGCGCTGATCGACAGCTCGTGGCTGGTCAGGTTCGTCAGCCGTACGTGCGAGTAGTACGTCTTAGCTCCGGTGTTCAGGTTTGCGAAGCTGAGGAGGTAGGACTGGTCAGCGCCGGATTGGGCGAAGGCTGAAGTTGCGGCTAGGAGGAGGGTGAAGATGATTTTCTTCACGGCTCGTTCGCCTTCTTTTCGTCGAGCCATGCGGCCCGCTCGTTCTTCTCTTCTACGGAGGTTTCGGGACTGAACGTTAGTTCGTCAACGATCGCACGGACGCAGTCTTCGATTCCCGTGTCGTACTCCGGCGACGGATTCTCGCCAGGAAAGTTGCGGCTGCCCTTCAACTCGCGCATGCTGCGAACGAGACTCACGATCGCGGCGATCATCTCATCAGTGCGTGCGCGGAGGTAATCAGCGTCTGACGATGACGCAAATTCAGGCTGATTGTTTGAAGCAAACACGACTCTGCCAGCCCCCTCGTTAAAACACTTGCCGAGAACCGGATTGATCTTGTCGCGTACGAAATTGAAGTCAGTCATCCGTTCATCCTTTCCGCGCATTCATGGAGGGTTGGGAGTTGATCGACACGGTGATGTGACACGATTCGTCGACGCACGAAACCATCGCGACAAGTAGAAACGCAATAAATATCCGAAGTGGATCGTCCATGAACCAAGTAATCACACCCTTGAAAGTTCTCACCATGCTCATGACGCATGCCCCGGTAGCGCGCATGGCTTGCGGTTGATACAGCGGCCCATCGGCTTCGTGATCCCCGGAGGAACCGTGACGAGCAGGATGACGTCACACCGATCTTCGAGTGGAGGAAGATCTGCTATGGAAGAGCCAGATGCTCCATTCGCGCAGACGATCGCTAATAGATAACCAATGACTGTGCCAATGCCTGCGCCAAAGAAGACGTAAAGGAAGGCGGTCAGGAAGACGTCAGAGAACTTCATGATGTTGCTCCCCCTTGTGTCTCATTCGCATCAGTATAGGTCACTCCTCGCCCCACAGTCAACTATTAATACTTCAAAGGTCTCGGAGCAGTTTTCACGTACGTGATAGCCTGCCGTATATACTTCGCCAGATTCCTCCACTTCTCTCCCCCTGTCAGTCCGCCGAACGCTGCATCAGTGACAATCGTCTCCCCCCAATCCGTCTCCGACCTCACGTGCCTCCCTACCGTCTGACTAAACTCAGTAGCGGCGTACACATCCTGGTACGTATGGTCGCTCGCGATCCTCGCCTGCATCACCGCGCTCTCTCTCGACGGATACGGAGTCTTCGCTACGATGATCGTCCTCACGTCGTCGTCAGGGAAGTCCCACCCTGTACTCACTGACGGCGAAACCAGCACTGCGGGAGGAGACATTCTTCGAAACCTTTCTACGGCATCCTTTGTCGACTTCGGGTCGTGCATGACGAACGATCCGGCGCGCTTCGAGAGCTGTTGGAGTTCCCGCGCGCGCTTGTAACTCACAGTGGGGATCAGTACCTTGCGATCAAGTCGCGCCGCCAGTAAGCTGTCAGTAGCTTCCGCCCACTTCACCTTCGCCTGGTCTGACATCGTGTAATTCATTCGAACGATCGGCCAGACGTAGATCGGCCGGCGTCGGATGTCGAACGGACTCGCGTACTCGAAGAAGTCATACGTTCCCTCTTCGATTCCGAGATACCGAAGCGTCGCGGGTACGACAGTAGCGGACATACCCACGACTACCGGGATGCCGCGGAACAGCAACTTCTCGGCGTACCTGTCAGTCCACACCGGGTCGAACGACAACTTGCTGTCCGAGATTCGTTCTACGATCCACCGTCCGTACATCTGCCCGAGGTCGGAGAGGTCGCGATCGAGTCCTCGCAGCGTACTCAGCTCGTCGATCAACTCTCTTCGCACGCCTCCGTCTTCATGAGCGAGTCGCAGTTCTCGTGAGATCCGATCGAGCTTCGACGCCAACGCGACCCGTAGCATTCTTCCCCACTCACGCCACTCTTCTACTGACGCCGACGTGGAGATCGGATCGTGCCCTAGAATACGTCTGGTCATCGAGACATCGAGGTCGACGTGCAGAGCCTTCGCGACGTGCGACTCCGCGGCGTGCAGCTCGTCGAGAATAATGTAGTCGAACTCACCGAGCCCTTCGTCAGCATCCGTCTCGCCACGACGTTGCATCGACTTGCCGGTGGTCAACCAGTAGTCGTAGTTGGAGATGACGATGTCGGCGGATCGAGCGGCGCGCAGAGCGTCGTACCGGGGACATCCGCCGGACTTGAGACTGCATTGTGCACCAGTGAGACATGGTCCACGATCGGCCATGGCGGTCACTTTAAACGGACCAGGCTTCCGAAGATACGCATATTCACCGTGCGGACGGAGTGCGGGGCAGACGTAATTAGAAGCTCCGCGGATATCGGCGACTCCGATGTCCCGTCCGACTTTTACGTAAACGTCTTGGAGAGCTTTAGTAGACGTGAGAATCAGTCCACGTGCCTGTTCGAGTACGAGTGTAGTGAGAGCGATGAGAGTCTTGCCGACGCCGGTCGGCGCATTAAGGATACGGAACCGGTGGGATGCATCAGTAGCGTCGAAGATCGCTTCGGTCTGAGTAGGACGGAAGGAAGGGAAGCGTGCAGCGGGGAAGCCGAGGGCTGAAGGGGGAGGGAGGATGCGACGCCGTGAAGTCACAGAGTATGTATCTCGTATCGATCATCGTCCTGACCGCAGATGATGAGCTGGACGTTCTCCGGTTCTTCCCACTTGACGGATCGGAGGTGCACTATCAGGCCGTCGAAGTCGAGATGGTTGAAAGCAGCAACGAACGTAGGATGCTCCAGATGCTTCGACCCACCCGTCCACTCTTCATCACTATGCCATGTCCACATGAAGCCGGAACGGTCGGTAAAGAACGTGTTCACCTCTTCGAATCGAGATCGTACATCTTCAATGATCGAGAACGCGAGAATCGTGTTTGTGACGTAGCTCATGGATGCACCCGTACGATTGAGTATTCTTCGACGAACCGGTCAGCCATCAGTAACGGGAGGTGAAGAGTGCAGTAGACGAATGATTCACCGGTAGGACACAGATCCTGCGTCATCTTCGTTTTCACGACGGACCACAGATCCCTCACACACTCTTGTTCGGTCCCACGCTGACGGACGTACGAACACCTCTCCCCGGTAGTCTCTACCGTCATCGCGACATCTACTGTCACGAACCTCGGAGTGGATTGCACTGCTCCATAAGCATCAGGCACAGCGCGCTCATTCTCATCCAGCCATCGCGCCAGCGTATCGCTCGCTGCCGCCGGGAATAGCCCTGTCATCGTCCTGCTCCTCGTTTCATCTTCACCGGTTTCCCTTCTCCCTCTACTAACCATCCGTACGCTCTCTGCATATCCTTCAACAGATCGTCCCTCCACCCCTTCTGCGGGATCTCTTTGATCTCCGCGATCTGTGACGCGATGAACTCCGCAGCCGCAGCCTTCTTCCCGGCTCCGATCAGCTTGTCCGCCACTTCATGCATCCGTTGCCGCGACTGATCGAAGCGAAGCATCTCCTCGTACTTCAGGCTTGTACGGTTGATGGCCTCCAGTCGTGCGATGTAGTTAGGCACCCCACCCACACGTTTTTCGATGTCCTGGCACTTGCGCAGGTAATCGAGGATGGCACACCTCACAATGTCGTGCGGTGTGTCCCACGGGAAGGTGCCGCGATGGAACATCATCATGATCTCGTTCGCCATCGACGGGTGCATCCGAATCCCCGCGACCTTGACGTCGTTCCCGAGTTCGTCGGAGATAGCGACGTGGAAGTCGTCAGGGTGTGGATGCAGTATCGAACGGGCGTGAGATTCTAACTCATCGTCGTCGAGGTAACGATCGATGCCGCGACGATCAGATGGATTCTTCGCACGGGATGGTGGGGGTGAGTGGTGCAGAGCGTCATCTACTGAGATACCGCCACGTTGAGGACGACCGAGCTTCGCAGTCACGCTTCTACTCCCGTTTCCGTTAGCAGTAGACGGGCAGAACGCCAGCACCCAGCAGCGGCTTCCTTAGCTTGTCGTAGGCATGCTGACTGCTGCGCTCTCGACGATGCGAGCCTAGCAAACCGCAGGTACTGTCTGACTCTACCAATCCCGAATTCAATCTCCGCCTCTCTGTTTCTACGTTTACCCGATCTGATCATCATCAGTCGAGTAGACGGCTTTGAGTTTTGCATACTCGACATTCTATCCCACTCCTTCTACACTCCGCTCATGAAGAAATCAGACCCTAAAACCGAAAGACCTAATAACCTAAAGACCGATGACTCGAAGTCGTGTACCAGAGACTTATCCTCAGTAGAGCTGCGCGATCTAGCGCTTGCCGCCGACTGCACGGTCTCGTACGTCTCTCGTGTCTTCAGCCACGATCCGAAGCAGTCTCGCGGGCTTACGCTCGTCCGCGCCCACTTGTTTGCTGACTACCTGGGCGTGACGCTCGACGACCTGTGGAAGATTCTTCACGGGTCTGCGTCTACTGACGTGAATGGAAGTAAACGATCCGCGAAGCCGGTAGATAAGACACGAGTGCGGAAGGATCACTGACGAGCGGACGCCGGATGGACGGAGAATGTCGATCTGGCAGGCGTGACAGTCGACACGCAGGAGGGACAGGATGTAATGGCCGATGTGAACGAGCACACACGGCAGGATGATGAAACCTGTGACTGCGTAGACTAGAATCATCATCGGCCCTTCGGGGAATCTTCCACTACGGACCATTGCTCGTTCGGATCGGGCACGTACGTCTCGCTCATCGAAACGTGCACTGTCGTCCCATCGAAGAACTGGTGGAAGGTTCGTACGAGGTAACCGCGGTCGATGCGTTGACGTTCTGACAGAAGGGAAGAAACGCACCGTCCACTGCCCTTCTTATACTCTTCGACAATCTCCCACACGCTCCCATGAAGCCGCTGAAGTTCCAACCCACTTAACTCTACTGATACGACATCTTCAATCTTCCTCGTCGTTGTCCCCACCACTCTCCTCCTTCTCTTTCCGCTTCTGCTTCTGCTTCTGTCTCTTCCTCGCTTCTGCTACTGACCGTCGCAAGAGGAAGTCGAGTCCGTCAGTGCACGACGGACCCGACTCGGACTCCGCTTTACCCGTTTCCGGGTTGAGCGAACTAGGCGGTGACTTCATCACTCGATGACTCGGCTTCAGTAGCAACAGCCGGCGGAACGTCAGTATGCTCAGGCTTCGACTTCGATGCTGCCTTCGACACCTTCGATGTCTTCGGTGTCTTCTCCGTTTTCACCTTTGCTACTTTCTTCACGGGCTTCACGGGCTTCACCGGCTTCACAGCTTCCTTCTTCGCCGATTTCGGAGGCGCCCCGATGCGCACACCCAACTTTTCAGCGACTGCGGCGAGAATCCATGTAGACATCTTCACAGCAGCTTTATCAGCGGCCACGCGGATCTTGTCACGTGTCGCTTCTGGGCCCCAGATGACAATCTGTTTGAGACCGCGTTTCTGCGCCCATGCCGTCGTCGAATCGACCGTCTTACCGCTCGTATCGGCCTTCTTCTCGGCGACTTTCTTGCTTGACTTCTTCGTTGCCGGTTTCGACGCCGACTTCGGCTTCGCTTTTACTTTCGTCTTCGCTGCTGTGGGCTTCTTTTTCGTTTTCACGCTCTTATCTTTCACTGATCGTTACTCCTTGAGTCGAAGACAGTAGCAGAGTCAGTAGTCGGATGCAAGCCCCGTGCAGTAGCCATGACGTAACCAGCGTGTTTCTCGTACATAGCAGCAAGACGATCACCGAACGCATACAGGTTTGGGAGCGTCTGTTCCTCGACTAACTCTGACGCAATGAACTCTCCGTCGATATTCGTTTGACAAGCTAGAACGAGAAGACGTTCCGCCTCCTCTGCTGTATTAACACTGAACACCGGCAAGAATCCACGAGGGCACTTCGGACCGAAGCGCACGATGACTGCTCAATAGATTTTGATAGGTCGTGTGAAATACTCCGACTTCTTCATTCCGACGCCCCCCTTTCTTCGATCGCCACTTCATTCTCCAGATAGATCCTCGTCGACTCCAACCGTCCCACCCCCGCCGCTTCCGCCCTCAGTATAAACCGTCTCACCGCATCCAACTCCTTCACCCTCTCCGCTCCGTACAACGAGTGCGCCCTCTCGCCCCACCGCCACGCCTCGCGATTGATCTCCCCAAGCGGCATCGAGTCTACTAACTGATTCCCCTCGGGTATCCTCCAGTCCGCCGGCCGTCGTACGAATCCGATCGGTGCGGGCCTGAATTGCACTGACGGGATGAAATGGGCGTCACATGACACCGGAGCGTGGACAAACTTCCCCGCTTTCGCACGATCGACGTAATCAGGTGGGTAGCGGTCGTGACTGATCCGACGCGAGCCGGAACAGTCGATGAGGTAGTAGTCGGGCATGATCGACGAGGAGTTATGGTTCGCACACCAAGGGCATGTCCAGTGCAACGTGCCGTGGAAGCAGGCGCGGATGTTGTAGCGCTGGACGCGGAGGAAGCCGAGAGACGGTGCGTCGATCTTACCCTTCGTTGATACTGATGCCGACTTCTTCACTCAGAAGCCTCCATTAGATGCCCACTGCGTTTCCGACATCACACGGATATCGAACGGTGCCACAATCATCCTCAACTTACCGGAGATTAGCTGATCACGGACCCCCCACGCCCTATGCGGTTCGTGATAACGGCCGGTCTCGCCGTTGTAATCACGTTCGCAACACTCATCGAGGGCAGCACGCACTCGCAACTTTGCATGCTCCTCGTCACGGGCGAAGACAACCGTATTAATCGGGATGTACGAACTGTTACTGACGCGGACGACGAACGGACGGGCCTCCTGCGGTGAAGGTGGATCAGGGTTGGCCTCGACGTACGTACTATTGTCGGTCCAGTACGTGAACATGGATGAGTTGAGCTGCCTCTGTTTCGCTGACTTTCTCATTCGATCACCTCACCTGCTAGTCCGCCTCTCGTCACGTCCCGCAACCAATACGTCCTCACCCTCACACCTTCCTCGACTCGCGGCGCACCCTCACGCAGTCCGAACGTCACCACCGACTGACGGACCGGTGTGGCCTCACAATGTGGATGGTCGCAGCATCGTGTCGCAGCCGGGTCGTAGTCGTCGTGCTCTACGATCGCCTGTCCGTACTTGTTGCGCCCGACGATACGTCCTGTACGTTCATGGAGTCGTGCCATCGTCAGGTCCTCTTCGACCACAGAGTGACCACAAATTCGTTCTCACCTCTGCCGTGTGTAACTGCGATCTTGTCCAAATATCCATTACGTCGCTTACCGCCAATGATGCGCAGTTCGTTACCGTCCATGATCAGATCGAATGATGCTAGCCAGTTGTTTGGGACAACCGAATCCGGGTTAAAATCGCCATCCAACGTTTCCATCTTCGCTTTCTTCTCACGCTTCGCCATCTTCCCCTCCTTCGTCCTCTTTCAACACCGCGTATCCATGCTCCACGATCTCCCGTAACTTCCGTCCCACCACGCTCCCCGCCTTCATCTCATTCTCCAATTGCTCTACCCTTCCGATGATCCCCCGCACTCCGGCGCGTAACCACATCACACTCGGATGCGATCTACCCTGCATTCTATCATACAACTCTACTAATGCGCGCACATCTTCTCGATGCAACCTTACTTCCTCACGGTCCTCAGCGAACGCCCTTCGCAACCTATTCTCCAACGCTGCACGTACACCGGCCGGCCGTCCACCCCGCAGCTTCCTCCGGTGGAACTCTTGGGGAGCTGCGAGGTACGGGAGGGGCGGAAGCTTCCGATGGCCACGCCGCGCTCGCGTCTCCGCGATCGTCGGTCCCCTCTCCAACCATTCGTACGGCTTCACGCCCGTTCCACGTCCGCCGAAGTCCTCAGACTTCACACGTCGCTTCGTCTTCGCACGTCCCGGTTTCCGATCGATCTTCAGAGCCATTCTTCAACCTCCGTAGAACCCTCACTACTAGTACTAGTATTAGACTCTATACTGCATTATGTTCCTCGCCGGGCGCGTGGGGGCCTAAGTCGTAACTATATCCCCAACTCGTAACTGTCTCATTTCGTTCAACTTTAAGTCAAAAGATGACTACGTAGATTTTCGTATTGGGTGCGGAAGAATGAGGTGTACGATGCCGTACGTTTTGCTTCGTAGACGTTATGTTAAATTGCAGGTTCTACCGCCTTTTTTAGGCCTCTTTAGGCCTCTTTCGGCCTCCGATCGCGTGAAAACTTCGTGCGCCGGGTGCAGGTCGATAGGAACCGTCATCTCGCGAACGATCTCAGCGACGACGGATTCCATGCTCGGGTACGGGACGCCTTTGTACGTGTACGCGCTCATGAGTTCACCTGCCGCAATCGCGCCTCTCGTTCGACATCCCGCCGGAGCAGTTGATCACCATAACGCTCTACCCATGCCTTAATAGCAGGTATTCTCCATCCTACGGCATCGAGACCGAGACTCAGTTTGACGTTTGTGAGCGTGCGGCTCGCGGATTCAAGTTGTTCGAAGGTCTCCGGCCAGTTTACGCACCAGCTGCAAACATAACAGCCTCCGCAGCCGCTCTGATCCTCGTATAACTCCTTAACGCGGCAGTCATATGCTTCCTGCGCCTCTTTCAGCTTCAGTGTTTGTTGTTCGATCGTCACACCGACCGGCGTAAGGCAGTTGTCAACATCGACAAAAAGGTCAAGGCCGATGCGCTTCCGTGCTGCTTCCTCGATGGTGATCATAAGTTGGCTCTCCATTCTGATTTATCCTTTCAGTACTGACGCGGCCGTTTCGGCACGTCCTCACGACTCGCGCGATTCAGCCTCTTCTCCATCAGGCTCCCGCCACGCATGATCTGCTCCATCGACGGCATACTCACACTCCGTCCGCGCATCTCCGTACTCGTCCGGAAATGCCGCTTCATAGTCCGGATGCAGCCGGTAATGATCGTAGATAGAACAGAATGCGCTGTCCCCAGCGGCCAGTTCGATCGCGTCATCCAACGCACCGCTCAGACTCTTCATGAGAACGATGACCTGCCGCATACGTTCCGGGCTCATTCGATCCAACGCCTTCGACGCTTCTGCGATCAGTCCGTTGTTATACGCCTCGATAGTGAGATCAGCTTCCTCAGCCTCTTTAACGTGTAGCATTTTGGTTCTCCTGTTTTTGTTGACACTGATGCGTCCACGTCGGCGCGTCTTCACGACTGACACGTACGCGTTCTACCAGTAGTAACTTCGAACTCCCATGCCATCGAACGTGCATGTACGTAGGGCGTACGTCTCACGACATCACCTCGCGGATGACAGCTTCGACTTCAGCGGCCAGCTGGACAGCGAGTACCGTCGGGTCGCCTTTGCGCGCGACGTCCGCGTGCCAGAAAGTACTACTGCGCAACTCAGGGTTACTCACCAGGTAGAGCATCACCTCTTGCCGAACGTACGGCACGCTGCCCGGCATCGATACTGTGACGACGACGTTGCGGTACGGCTCGATGCCACTGAGCTTCGCGGTCACGGGTCCGTGAGGCGACGGGGCGGTTGCAAACTTACCGGTTTCTGTGATGAGTTGCAGTTCGCGAATGGTCATGACTGACCACCTTCTTCCACAAGTTGCGCTGCGTACTCTTCCCGCTCCTCGTCCCACGTCCAGACGTACTCTGCGGCAAGAGCGCCGTTGAACACATCCGTGAGGTAGTCTTTGACGTTGTTCTGGTTGCGCCCTTTTACATCCACCGTAAACCCGTGAACGAGTGACGCCTTGATGATGACGGGATGATGTGTCCAACCGTCGTACACTCCGCTTTCGTGCATGTGATGGAATGACGTGTCGATGACGACGCGTTCCGGCGTTGCCGACTCCGCGATGTGGCTCCCCGAGTCGATTCCGTTCCCTGATGGTAGAAGTGAGTTGATGACGTCCAATCGCTGTTCGTACCTTTCAATCCACTCAATCCACGTGGCAGCGTTGATGCCATCGTGCCTCCGGCAGTTCGCCAATGCTGCCAGTGTCTCGGAGATAGTGGTGATAAGGCGCTGACGATATTCCATAAAACGAATCCTTTCACTGCGCTGAGCACTCCATCAACACATGCAATCTGTGGAGTGCTCAACTCAGCGCAGCATCGCGCGTGCTTTCACACGTCTACCTTGGCGATGCTGATACTGAATCGGTCGTATGGCTCGCATCCCGTGCTCCGTGACCGCGTACGTTCGACAACCTAGTAGGCTCCCGCCGCCCACGCTATCAAGTCACTCGCGGGGGAGTATCGTCGTCGTTCACGCCGTCATCCTAGCTACTCGAATGCCGTCCTGACCGCAGATTGTCAAACGAACCTACCGGTTTGCGCTATCGTCAGGGTCGCGTCGTCCCGACGTTGACCCCACCGTTCCCGACCGCGCTCCGTACTGCACCTCTACTGAAGACAGTATATGTCTGACCTCTACTGATGTCAACAGATTTCACATCTATTTCATGAAGATTCTTCCAGGTCGTATCCCCGTTTCTCTACCTTACTGTCCTCTCTCACGTATCACCCTCACTCGAATATCGCTACTTGAGTATCGAAACTCCGGTATCGTTAATCGAAATGCGTAGTTCCACCCCCGAATTCTACCGACTTCCACCGACTTTCCACCGGGCTTCCCGCCCGAATTCCGCTCTCCCTCCCTCGCTCCCCAACACACTTGTCACGTCCGTCACTACGTTAGTACGTCAGTAGTTAGTTCCGTCACGACGTCACTCCATAACGTGCCACCACTACGTGCGCCGCGAAGTACTAGAACGCATCACGTACTCCGTACCGCAAAGTACTTCGTACTCGCGTGCTGAATGTCGAACGTCGGATGTCGTGTCTGCGGTCCGCGCGTGTGTGTGCTCGAACAGGTGCGGACGCTACTGACTACTGACTACGCACCCACACGCCTCTACTGATGTACAGACCTGCACCTCTACTGATGTAGTTACTTACGGAAGTAATTGTCCGCGGCTGTACGGTAGGGAGTGGGGAGTCGGGCGCGCGGGAGGACGCACGGCGAAAAAATAAATCACCCAAAATAGTTACTTCGACGGACTTGACTGTGAGTCAACTAACGTGTAGGCTCCGCACGTTGAAGAGGAGGTCAGTAGATGATTGAGGGACAGTGGGCAGGATCGTCAGGATCGTCATGGTCAGCAGAGTCAGAACGCACACGCGCGGGTGAAGTAACACGGATGGAGCGGACGGGCACGCGAGGGAACCGCTCAATGACCCGAAGCGCGCGGCAACGAGTGAACCGGAACGCGCGCCGACTGGTAGAGCACATCACGTGTGACATGGGGCTGCGGCGGTGGATGATCAGTCTCCTGACTGACGGCGGGCTCGATGCGGCGACACTCCGGCAGTGGGCGGACCGCAGGCCGCAAGTCATCGGTAGGGGTGGGGTAGTGGGTGTGCTCGGAGACGCGTCAGTAGCGGCGGAGATCAACTGGGAGTATGCTGCGGAGATGGTGAACCGGAGGATACGATGATCGCCGCCGACGCGCTGCCACTACTTGTTGTCGGATTCACCCTCGGCGCGTGCGCGTATCCGTTCGGATCGTGGCTCCGCGATCGGGTCGAACGCATCAGGCCCGTGAGATGGAAGTATCGTGATGTGTGCGGACGTCAGTGTAGGATCAGATCGTGAGTTACTTTTCAATCATCGAGTTGGACACGAAACGGCTCTTACCCGTCCGACTCGCTCCGAAAGCTCTGCCGCCGTGCAGTCACCGGCAGGTGTACTACACTCCGCGTGGTGGTATTAGATGCGCAGACTGCTGCGAAACTGTTGGCGAGTGGTCAGACTGACGGCGGATGGCTGTAGGGTTATACTCTCCAATCACTGATGAAGAAGAAGCGCACGAACGACCACGACGACTCTTCGAACGGACGTCGTCGTCGCAGATTCATCCGCAAGGTGGCTGAGCGCCCTGGCCGTCGTCCCCGCGCGAAACGCGATCCGTCTCTCGGGCCACCTGCCCCTCCCGTCCCACCTGTCCTCCGTGAGCGGGCGTCGTCGAAAAGCCGTCAGGTCGGGCAGAACCTGTACGACCTTCTCGGTGGCCGTGACGAGATCGTCAACCTGCTGCCTGTCGATCCGAAAGACTTGAAAGCATCTGCTCTGCGGGACGCGCTGATGGACACGAGGCACGTAGACACTGACGGAGGGTTGAAGAGGCGTTTCGATACGCTCTACCTCTCCGCCGGCTACTCCGCGAAGGATCTGTTCGAACTCTTCGACAACCGGCAGCAGGCGCACGCGTTAGTAGTAGCGTCAGCTGCGAAGCCGCGACTCGTGGGCGAGCTGGTTGACGCGGCATCGGTGAAGTTTGTGCCGTGTGACGTCTGTGGTGGTGAGATAAGAGTGGCACGAACGGACGAGGACGGGGAGTTCGTGCGATGGGACGTATGTCCCGTCGAGCATGCGGATGAGCGAGGACGTGTGACGGTCGACGGGAACAGAGCCGCGCGGGAACTCTACTTCGAGCAGTTCGGCTTCAAGCAGTCCGCGCCGCTCGTCAGTATCGATTCGCGTCAGGATAACAGGCGGGTGTCGTTCGTCATGGGGATGCCGGGGACGAGTCCGTCTCCGCTGGCATTGATTAAAGCATTGGAGCTGGTGCCGGACGTAGGGGCGTCAAACAGACAGTTGACAGAAGCTACTACTGAAGGTACGATGCATGCGATGAGTACAGTAGATGCGGAGATAGTCGAACAATGAACGGGCTGATGCTTGACGAGCGGTTCTACCGTCCTGCCTTCGCGCCGATCAAGCCGACGACTGCCGACGATTCACGCTGTCCGGACTGCGGTCGCCCCACCACTAGTAAGCCTGTTCGTCGCTGCGCTGCCTGCGGTAAGGGGATGAGTGGGCACGACAAGTGGTACTTCCGTGACGACGGAAGAATCCAACACAAGAACTGCAACGACCCCACGGCACACCAGCCGACGGGCTTTCGTCCCGATACGCTAGAAGGAGTTACTTAATGACGTACCCCGGATGGTCTCAAGCTGATACTGACCAATACACTTCAATCGTCCAGTCTGTTACTGACGATCCGAAGTACAAAGGGTATTCGCACGATCGTGTGCAGAAGCTCGCTGCGTCGATCGTAAACAAGAAACGCGCGGCGGCAGGCAGGACGAGGCGGCAGTTGAAGAGTGAAGAGACTGCTACTGCTCCTACTACCACCACTGCTACGACATCGACGGCGGGCACGTCAGGAGCTGTGAAGTGAGTAATCTCGAAGTTACTCCTGAAGAGTTCTCCGTGATTCACGATCGGGCTGCCTCATTGCCTGATTCCGAGTTCGCTCGCTGGATGATCGAGCATTTCGGAGATCGCTGTCCTGATCTCCGCTACGGATTACCGACCGAGGTTCATGTAGTAGGGCCGATCAACGTCAAGAGTCCGCGCAGCTTCACGACGCTCGAAGTGTGGAGGATCGACTGACGTGGATGTCTTCTCTGGTGATTCCGGCTTCTTCGTTTTTCGTGATATTCGGGGTCAGAGCTGGCGGATGGTACAAAGGCCGATGACGTGGAAGGAACGTATTAAGACTCTATTGAAGATGGATCTTCTTAACTCCACGTACCGGACGTTGAGCTGGCAAGCATTCAAACGCGGGACCGTGTATTGCTTCCAACTGGTCACGCTGGCCGCGGACATGGGTGATCCGAAGAAGCAGGTCGGCTTCGGTGACGTACAGATAGAGAATCTCATCCGAGTTCACGAGAAGTTTCCGTACACCGTCCGATGAGCCTCTTCTCCGACATCCGTGACTTCCGTGACTCGTTCCGCGTCATGCGTGTCTTCGTCCGCATGTCCCGTGACCTCTCGTCGATCGCATCGACCCTCGAAGCCTTCCGCTTGCACTTCGACATCAAGTCAGTATCGGAGCGTGAGACCGAGATGCAATTCGCAGAGTCTGAAGCTGCGAAGATCGACAAGAATCCCGAACTCGCGCGTATACCGTCGCAGCTCGAACTCGCACTCGAAGACATACGGGATAGGAAGCGTCAAGGTCAGACGATCGACGAAGAAGAGATCCTCGCGGCAGCACAGGCGATGGACGATGACGAAGATCGAAGCAAGTCGGTTTGGTGATACTATACTGAAGAGATTCAAGCTTTAAGGTCTTTGACAATTTCATGGGGGCGTACTGGTTTCGACGGAATAGTACGACCTCGATTAGCACGCCGGTAAGGAGCGACCGCAACAGCCCAAAAACGCACAAACGCCAACACTGATAATGTCGTGTACGCGAACTTCGGCGAGGGTGTCTCCGACGCCCCGACCCAGATGAGCGAACCCACTCCGTGGGCGCCCATGGCAATCGCAGCATAAGTAGTTCTCACTTTCCGCCCAACAGCAGACAGCCACTGCGCAAAGGGTAAGCGTGTAAAGCAGATCGAGGAAGTCTAGTTTCGGACGCGGGTTCGACTCCCGCCGCCTCCACCAATTCGTCGTACGGTCGTATGATCGTACGATCCTGTGAGATACTCTGTGAAGGAGCTAGCCGATGAGCAAGTCGTCCGCACCCGTACCCGCCCCAACATTCGAACTCCCGAAACCCGTCCTCCCGTGTCCGACCTCTCCGCTCCAGCAGACTGAGGGTGAATCGTGGGAGCACACCCGTGACATGCCGTCGTCGTACGATCGCTACCGCAACGATCACATTACGGATCGCGTCGACAGTGAAAATACGGAGATGGGTGACAATGACGATTGAAGTGTTTCTGTTCCCTCCACTGATCGGCGGATCGTACGATGGCCCGAAACGCACCCTTCCGATGATGACTATTACCGTAGGTTTCTCGGAGGAAAGTTCAGCCGAAGACCGGACGAACCTAAAGTATAACGCCACGATTGCTTACACCGAAAAAGCCATCCGACGTTTCCTACTGTCCGATGAATATCAACAAGGGAAGATCAAAGCAGCGCTGTCACGTGGGACCGAGGGGACAAATGTTGCGATCGGTGATCCTCCTTCATGGGTGTTGGTGGAGAAGTCGAATGCGCGTCTATGTTTCGGCCGTATTCGACCGGAACGCGGCTTGGTGAGTCCGAAAACGTACGATGGACTGCGTGATCTAGGTTCACCGGGGTATCGTACGAATCCTCTTCGAATATGCGGTGCTACGATCGTTATGGATGACGATGTTCCCGACGGGTTCATTCGTTGGTTCTACGGACGTGTCTGATCCAATGCCGTCTATTCTTCAGACATCCTTGATCTACGGCCATCTCGTTGTGCTCTCGTCATTCCTCTCTCCGACCATCCATCGCCGCGTGTGCGTCTGCCGTTGCGTCTGCGGCACCATGAAGACCATCCGCCTCTCCGACCTCGTACGTCCTGACCGTCCTACCAGCTCTTGCGGCTGCAAAGCTCACGAGAAGAAGCACAACGGCCGGAACACCCCGACGTGGTGGACTTGGAAAGCGATGCGGCGCCGATGCTCCGACCCGAATCATCGCGACTTCAAACACTATGGAGGCCGTGGTATCCGGGTCTGTGACGAGTGGAATGACCCGCAGAGCGGATTCGTCAGGTTCTTGGCAGATATGGATGAACGGCCGGCGGACCGGACGTTAGATCGTAGAGACGTCAATGGGAACTACGAGAAGTCGAACTGCCGGTGGAGTACTGCTACTGAACAAGCGTTCAACAAACGTCGGTGGACCCGCGTGAATGAGCGACGGAAGGTACTGCGAGACGAACGTCAATCCGAGCTTGCACACTGGGATGAAGAAGAAGCTGCGTACCTCGCGTCTGCTACTATGACCGGCGAATGTACGCAGAGTCCATCGTCGATCGCAGGGTCCAGTCAGTAGAACGTGCCTACAACGTCCGCCTCCACCGCTACCCCGTCTCCGACTCCGTCTCCATCTCGAACTTCATCTCCACGGACGCGTTCGACGACCGCGGACGTCAGGTCCGTCCCCTAGTCAGTTCGGAATCCGACTTCGTCTGGAACGAACTCGCACTCAGTAGAAGCGACTTCCGCTACTTCTCCGAACGCTACGTCCGCATCATCCTCGACAACGAATCCGGCTCGCGCGGGAACATCGTCCTCACGCCGGCCCAAGAGACAATCCTCAATCGGATGTCTGCTACTGAAGAACGTATGTGGACCGAACGTGACTCCGGACGTACGCGTTTCGACGGGCAGTGTTACTTCCTGCATAAATCCGGGCAGATGGGCATCTCGACGCACTGCGCGATGGTCGGTGTCCATAGATTGAATTTCTACCCCGACACGATGGGCCTCATGGCGTCGTCGAACGATCAGATGACCCAGAAGTTGTACACCGACTACTTCCTCTCGGTCTACGACTCCCTCCCGCCGTGGATGCGTTCGCCTCTGAAATCCAAGGTGAAAGATCGCGGACTCGATTTCCTCTCCGAGTCCCGTTGCGTCCTCCAGGATGCTTCCCAGCGTGCCGCAGTCGGTCAGGGGTCGAAGTGGCATTACGTCCACCTCTCCGAGGTTGCTACATGGCCCGACCCTGTGAAGTCTTTTGAAGGATCTGACGGCGTCCTACCGCGTATCTCGCGCTCGATCAAGGCCGTTGCGTTCTTAGAATCTACATCAGCAGGTATGCACGACTGGTGGCACGAACGGACCGAAGCCGCACGTAAGGGTGAGTTCGACCGCTGGCAGTACATATTCGTCGGCTGGTGGATGGTTCCGCTCTTTAAGCACGACTATCCGCCTGACGGGTGGGTTCCGCCGCCGGAAGCGTTAGAGGAATGTGCGCTGATCGAGCGTGTCTCCCATCTGTACACGGAGAGGGGTCAGACCGTGCGTCTGACAGTAGAACAACTCTACTGGTGGTCCCGTGAGCGTGCCGACTACCAGAAAAAGGGCATCCTCAACGAGTTCTACAAAGCGTATCCGTCGATCCCCGAACAGTCGTTTACGCACTCCGGTCAGTCCTCGTTCGAGTACGAGGTGCTGGAGAGTCTGCAACGCACGGTCACGATGCCGATTCCGTACGAACTCGCTACGGAGACGATCCCATCAGAACTCGTCATGTCCGATGCTGATATCCGAAGCATCGATCCACGCTTCCGCGAGATTTACACTGTAGGCAACTACGACATCGTAGCCATGCGCGTCCCGATGGAGCAGCAGCACGATCCGCGCGGACTCATCCTGCTCTGGGAACCACCGTCAGCACAGCACGACTTTTTCGGTGGTGCCGATCCCGCTGTCGGTATCGCCAATTGGACCCGCTACACGAGGGCGCGCGCGGATACTCGTCGGGACAACTCTGCCATAGAGATCATCCGCCGCGGTTTCTATGGCAAGCCCGACGTCCAAGTCGCTGAGTTCGCCGCACCGATCTTCCCGCAGGACTTCGCCCTCTACCTCTACCTGCTCGGCAAGCTGTTCAAGGGCAGGGCAGAGGACAGACAGATGCTGTGGACGATCGAGGTCAACTTCCACGGCATCTTCTGCCAGCAGGAACTCGTCCAGCGGTACAACTACTCGAACCTCTACCAGCGCCGCAAGACTACTGATGGAGCATCAGTAGACTTCATGGACAAGCTCGGGTGGTGGACCACGCCACAGACACTATCGGAACTATGGACATCAGGAAAAAAACACGTCAGCGCCGGACAGTACGAGGCCCGTTCGAACTGGCTGGTGACGGAGATGCGCGATTGCCAGGACGAGGACATGCGGAGGAAGACGTCGCATAATCTACTGATCCGTGGTAGTGCGGAGGGGAGCAACAAGCACGATGATCGTGTGTACGCGAACCTATTCGCGTTAGAAGGGGCGCACTCGTGGACCCACGGGATGTTGCAGGCTCCGTCCCCGGTGATCGCGTCGGTCAGAGTCGAGGGTGGGCCGAAGACACGTGATAGCGCCTTCGTGCGGGACTTTACAGCGGCCGAGTACGACGATTTCGTACGTGATTGGGAAGCGACGATCGGAGAGTTGACAGACGGATTGGGGTACTGATAGTATTCTTCATGTGGGTTCTCCTCGGACACCACACCCCTCCTATCCACGTGGGGACTTCAGGGAGTCGCGACCTTGAAGTCCTCGCACCTTTTCCTTTACTGACCCTCCTGCCTGTGTTAGACTCCTTTAGGGCTTATGACTGCGGAGTCCTTGCTCTTGGAAACTGTGGAGGGCTCTGAATCTGACTCGGAGCCTTCCCTTTCCGACCACCTTCCACGCCGGATCGTCGGTCAACTAGTTGACGGATCAGTGTCGGTCAAGATACCCTCCCGACCCATGAAGAAAGCAGTAATCGGTAAGACAGTCAGTAAGACAGCTTTTCGACAGGCTCCGAAGCCGCAACCGCCGCAACCTACGCAACCTACCCAACCTCCGTTGAACGTCGTTCCGATCGACGACGTGACGCGTCTACTGATGGATGGGTTCAAGGCAAACCTCGACGAGGTCCGCGAGCTATGCGAAGCTGCGAAGCATCCGATGGTGACCGTCCATAAACCTAAGAGTGCAAACACCACCTTCCCTCCCGGTACTACTGTGTTTTCCGCTGCCAACGATATCAAACCCATCCTCCTCAACGACTCTGACCGCGTCACCCTCGAAGCTCTCTTCGGCGGCGAACCGTTGTCGTCCCCATCCGACGTCCTCCGTCTCTCCCTTCGTCTCTCCATCGTCCGTCTCCTCGGACCTTCCGGCGAGGCGTGTTCCACCACCATCCCGCTCGATACGCTCGAACGGCTCGAAGCCCGTCGTCCCGTCGACACCACCCTCAAGGAGATGATCGAGCGTGGGTTCGCAGACTACCTCGAAGGTCTCATCAACGGAGTCTTCTGATGCCATCACCACTGACAGTTGAGCCGCGTCATATTCAGCGACAGCGCACTCTTTCCACTATCGCCGATCCGGAAATCGTGATCGAGAAGTGGAGGGAATCCGATCGTTACGAACAGGAGTCGTGTGCACGAAAGATCGAGCAGGATATTGAGCCGATCTGCGTTGATAGGACTTTCGGGGAACTGGTGGCTGAGCAGCGTAACGTAGACGAGAAGTCGCGAATCTGGTGGGAGACTCACTTCCCGGATTTCCGTGAGAAGGGTGTCTAACTCATCATGGCGTACGGTCGTGGTGTCTTTCGCTCACTCGAATGTCTCACCTGCGGAGCGCAGTTCCGTCGTCTGCTTTTCTCCTGGTCAGACCCTGACGACCCGCGCAACGAACTCCACCAGAACTTATGCCCCAACCTTAATTGCCTTAACCCTCACATCCGCATCCGCCCGTCTTCTAACTCTACTGTGATGCAAGTCCGCGCATCCCAACGCGCCGTCGTCTACCAGTTCCCTGACGGTACATGGTCCCAACCAGGGACGAACGACCCGAACGACCCTGTGGCGCAAGAGTGCATCCGTGACGGCGCCGTCCGCCGCGAGTTCTACCACACGCGTGAAATGACGGATTTCCAACGTTCCATGCGCAAGTCCGCCACTGACGAATCCTCAGGCTATAACGACGTCATAGACATGGACGAATCGTCCCGCCGCGACCGCGGCGCTGACACGCGTGACATGCAGGATCTTCACCGTCGTGAGGATCGTCTCCGCACGGCCTTCGACCACTTCCAGGGACGACTCGGCGGCGAGCGGTACGAGCAGCTCCTCAAGCGTCTGAACCGGTAAGAGTGTAAAGTGTCGGGTTGATGAGCACGATCGACTACGGCTCCGGCGTTACTTCTCACTCCGGACCCGCCCCGGATTTCACCAACTACAACGTCCTCGCGAAGTCCGACTACACCCCACCGTCAGACATTCCAAGGTTAGTATTAGGGTGGGCGATTGAAGCGCTACAAGAGTCCGACTTCTACATCCGCAACCAACCCGGCTACGGACGCTCGAAAGAACTCGCTCGGCTCATCACCGGTGACGACCGTCCATTCCGCGAAGGTTCTCTATCCACCACCTCCGATAACGAAACCGGCCGTCTCTTCGGCGTCCAATCCGCGGACCTCACCGACCTCAAACCTTACTGGCAGTACGAATCCTTCAACTCCGACCACGAACAACAGGTCCGGATTCAATCTAATATCCTGACATCGTGGTTCCCGAAGTACGGCGAACGTGCTACTGAACTCGCGATCAAACGTTCTCTCATCGCCGGCGCATCAGTCCTCAATCTCGTCTGGGACCCGAACCGTCAGGACATCGCCCTCTCCTCCCGTCACATCCATGACGTCCGTCCCATCCGCCCATTCGGTGACACTGGTTCCTTCCAGGACTGCTTCGCGGTTATCGACCAACGTGAGATGCCTGTCAATTACGTGAAGTCGATGTTCCCCCACGCTGCCGCGTACATCCGCGCCGAACGTGATGCGTCGCTCGCATCCGCCCTCAATCAAGCATCCGCGCGCGTCTTCCGCGGCTCTCCACTGATGATGCAGAATCAGCTCGCATCGTTGCCATCGTCGAAGCTCGGTGCTCTGCCCGTCGTGGACCTCTACCGCTTATACGTCGATGACCGGTCGATCAACGAGTCTGACGGACCGGTGGAGATGGGCGACTGGGGCGATGCCGCAGATGGAAGTGGTCGTCGCATCCCGCTCAACGACTGGTCGTACACGGTAGAGCCCAACGACCCGCTCTACCCTCTCAAGCGTCTCATCATCTTCACACGTGAGGTCATGCTGTACGACGGTCCGTCGAACTACTGGCACGCGATGTTCCCGTACGTCAAGCTCTGTCTCGACACGATGCCCGACTCGTGGTTCGGTACATCCGCGTTCTGGCGTCTCATCCCGTTACAGCGCTCATTGGACAGACTCTACCGCGCGGTCGACGATCACGTCGCGAAGATCCTCCATCCCGGAAAGCAGGCGCCTAAGATTGGCGTCGCCGCGTCGGAACTCGCCCGCTTCAAGACGAACATGCCCGGTCAATCCGTCCGTTACGGCCCCGCCGGCAAGATCGAAATCACCGAGATCCCTGACCTCGATGCGATCGTCCCGATGCAGATCGATAAGATCCTCGCGCGTATGGCCGCGCACGTCGGTGTTCAGCAGGCGGTGAACATGGCGGCACTCGCGGGATTGTCTGAAGATCCGAAGATCGAGCAGATCCTCGGCACCCTGCAACCCGAGGTGCGTTCCCGTTCCCGTTCGATCGAAGCCTCGCAGCGGGAGATCGGGACGATGTTCGCATACGATGTCGCGGAGTTCTACCCGATGGGCCGCAGAGTGGCAATGCTCGGAGATGACGGCGTCACCACCGAGGACTACGATATCGACCGCTACTCGCTCATCCCCGCGTACGTCGGTTCCGACTACGGACCTGATGGACGTGTCCGCCCCGAGGTGCACGGCAATCCGCGTCCCCGCTTCGATCGTGGCCGCGAGTTCTACCGTCAGTTCAGTTTAAACATCAAGCCGGCGTCGATGCTCCAGTCGGCTGAGACGAAAGAGCAGCTGATGACGTTGACTCTACGTCGGCAAGGCGACATGCCGCTCCACCGCACCTTGAAGAAGATCGGCATCGAAGGTCTCGGACCAGAGCCGAAGGGATCTCTGATCGATCAGATCACGATGGAGAAGGCCGGGTTGCCTCCTGCGGGCTCGACGCTGAACGCACAGGTGATGCAGACCGCAAAGACAGTGCTCGCCAGCCCGCAGCTCTCGCAACTCGTGCAGATGGTGTCGACCGATCCCGCCCTCATAGGACCGCTGATGCAGGTGGCGCAGGCGATGGTGCAGGCGGCACAGGGTGGTGGCAGTGGTGGTGGTGTAGAAGGTGGACCACCCGGAGGGATGGGAGCGGGAGGTGGGGCGGGAGGAGGGACACCACCGCTTGATGGTGCCGGTGGCGGACTTCCGAATCCCGGCGTCGCCACGTCGACCAACTCTTCGTCTCAATCGTTCGGTGCCCACCGCGGCCCCGGACATCCGCCGTCCGCAGCTCAACCACCGTCGCAACGTCCTGACGGTCGTCTCGAAGAATCGAAGTAGTTAGAGTAATCAGAATTAGAATAGTCAGAGTACTCTTACGTAAGGAGCCTCAATCGTCATGGCCTTCACGCCTTTAAACTCCACCCACCCGATCGTCGTCTACACGTTCGCCGGGATCGCTACTGTAAACCTCGGAGTCGACGTTCTCGGCCTGCCTGATCCCACAACGTCGGGTCAAGGTCGCGGTCTCGTCGGACAGTGCGCATGGTTCGGTATTCAGAACCAGACCGGGAGCGACCTGCTCCTCACGCAATCCGCCGTTGCTACGAAGGGTGTGCTTATTCTCGATCAGCAGACGTATCGCACTCCGCCCGATCAGAACGGAAACGGTTTCGATGCATTCGAATATTGGTTAGTCAGTGCAGCGGCGGGTGACGTAGTAGTGGAGAGGAAGATTTTGTGAAGAAACTATCGCTACTACCGCTACTGCCGCTACTGCTGCTACTGACGTTTCTATACGCTACTACTCTGTGGGGACAACAAGGCGGAATCTCGTCTCCATACGCCGACCGTTTCCGTCACGTCGTTTTCCTCAATCTGGGGACTCCGCTCGCAGGCCGCGTCTACTACTGCGATAACTGCTCTTCTACTTCTCCATGTACGAGCGGAGGCACCGGCGCGGTAGCCTTCAGGATCGGGACGGCGTGGAACTGCTCAAATGGTGGAAGTGGGGTAGCAACACCCGTGAGTGCGGCCAACGGGGGGACGGGGCAATCGACCTACACGAAGGGCGATCTGTTGGCCTCACCGGGTGGAGCAGTACTCAATAAGTTGGCCGTAGGCTCAGATACCCAAGTCTTGACCGCAGACGCGGCTTCGCTGAACGGGATGAAATGGGCAGCGGCAGGCGCTGGCGCGAGCGCTCCATTTTCCGACGGCACCGCGCTCATAAAGAATAACGCTGACGCCACCAAGCTGGCGATTTTGAGCACCGCCTCTATTTCTACAGCCACCACGAGGACCTTCACTCTACCTGATGTGTCCTCCACGCTGTTGACGAGCGACGGCTCCGTGATCGCGGCGGATACGACAACTCAGAAGTTCACCAACGGCGTATCGCTTGGAGCAACTGCTACGACTCAGGGCGCTCTTCAATTTTTCGACACATCCGGCGCACACTCTGTGACGTGGAGAGTAACGACCGCGAGCACGTCACCGCGGCAGTGGCAACACGTCGCGAACTTCACCGCCAACCGAACGTTCACCTGGCCGGACGCCACCGTTACCTTAGTTGGTGATACCAATACTCAAACGCTCAGCGGGAAAACATTCACCTCGCCAACCATCAATAATCCGACCATCAGTCAGCCGACGATCAACACGGGGATCACCTCTGGGACCGGCTTCCAGCACATCCGTGTCGCATCGTGCACGACAGCTATCACGATCAACGCCTCATGCGACACGACGATCACCTGGCCGGTCGCGTTCGCGGACACGAACTACACGACCAGTGCGACGCTCGATACTCCATCCGGGGGTCTTGTATTCGTCCTCAGTACAAAATCAAAAACGACTACCACAATGGTGGTCACGTTGGTCACGTTGACGGCAGCCGCGTCCTCGGGCACGGTAAACGCCATCGCAATACACGACTGAATGGAGAAATCATGAACCTCTACGTCCGCAACTTCTCGTCCGCCTTCACCGGAAACGTCGAAATCTACCTCGAAGATCCTTCAACTTCTACGCCGTGGCCGATATCGCCAACGTACGCAGGCGTCGCCACGACAGCGAACACGGTTCTCCCATGGCCGCGTTCTCCGCAGGGCGATGTGATCCCGTTCTGGTGCGGCACGAACGACGGTACCGGCCCGCAGAACATCACTGCACACACGCCGTCCGGATCATCGAGCATCCAGGTCAGATTGCTGGACGATGGGACCGGCGGTCTGGCCTTCACCTTCGTCGGCTGATGCAGCGTTCCGACACTCATCGCCAATGAATAGACTGTCCGGTTTCGTCGAGCGTGGTGACGCCCTCGTCATCCAGAACCTTTCCGGTTCTCAACTCCCCGTCCAGGGATCGTATCCGCTCGCCACCGTCACCGTTTACCTCCCGTCGACTCTTACCCCCGCGGCGATCTACTCCGACTCTTCCGGCACTTCAAAACCCAATCCGTTCACCGCCGCTACTGATGGCTCCTACTTCTTCTACACCGCCGAACCGGTCGTAGACATCACGTTCTCCGGCGGCGGTCTCTCCACTCCGTTCACTCTCTCCAACGTCACGGCAGGCGGGTCACTCCCGTTTCTTATAGCCACGACCGCGTCCGAGCTGATCGCCTCGATCACCGCCCTCAATGCCACTTCCGGCGGCACCATCTACTGTGCCCCCGGTACGTACGATCTTCCCGCAGGCGCCGGTCCCACCGTCACGAAACCGATCAACATTATCGGACCCGGAGCGTCGGCCGGGACGATTGTCTTCCATCCCACAGGACACGACCAGGCCGCGTTCTCGTTCGATAACGCCGGCGCGGGCGGAACACTCAACTACTGCTCGATCAGCGGCTTCAGTTTCTCTTCTCCGGATACATCGTTCCGCAAAATCATGATCTACCACGTCGATACGTGGGGATTCCAAGTATCGAGAATAGCCGCTGCGGATAGTCTATGGAGCGATGCTTCGTTCCTCAGTGAAGGCGTCCGCAGTAAAGGTCGTTTCCGCTGCCACATGCATGACAGCTCGATCCATACCGACATCCCGCTGCACATCATGCCGAATCCGCGCTTCGCCGCCCTCGACGCCGATCACTTCTGGTTTGGTCCCGCCCTCGATCTCGCGTCTACAAACGGCAATCCGTGCATCAAGGTCGATGCCACCGTCGTGCTCTCTAACACGACGTTCAGCGGTGTAGCGCTTCAGAAAGGCGGGTTCGAGTGGGCCGGAACGAGCGCCACCGCTTCACTCCACCTGAGATTCGCTGACTGTCGCTTCGAGCAGATGACAGCCGGTAAATGGTGTGTGGACATTAGCGGCACGACCTCGATGCAGGCGCTGTCGTTCGACAACATTCGGGTAAGCCCGACTGGAAAAGGTATCCGCTGCCGCAACGTCACGCAGCTTAATCTCACAGAAGTATTCGACGGCGGGTCGACGGTAGCGCTGGATATCGACGGTACGGTCTATAACACGAAAGGTGACAATATCCGTGTCGGCGGTTCTACTAGTGTCTCTCTGGTCAATCAAAAGCTCGTCCGCGCCGGTTCGACTTCCGAGGAGACCGGGGCGCTCCCTTCGCCGTTCTTCGAGTACCAGAGCACACTATCGGCGAACGGGGTCAGGACAGTAGAATTGGGACTATTGAAGTCCACCTTCCTAGGCAACGGGCTCGCGAACAACGGTCAGGTGCAGCTCGCTGCTACGTTCGACGGTACTGAGAAGAGCATAGAGTTCCGCGTGTTCGCCAGAAACGCCTCCACTGGTGCAGCGGTGGGCGGTGTGGTGTACGCCACCGGGGGCGCGAGCGGGACCGCGGTATGTCCTGGGTCGTCGACGACGTTTGACGCCGGAAATATCGGAGGAAAGCTCACGATCCTCTGGCAGTCATCGTTGAACATCATTCTGCTCAATCAGCTCGGTGTCGCTGTCGACTACGCGGTTAAGATGACCATCTACAAGTAGTACTTCGGTAGTGTGATGGTCAATATGTTGACAATCTGCCTGGAAGCCGTGTACTCTCCGCCCAATAGATGGCATTTCCCGTAGGATCACCCGGCTCAAACATCGGAACACAGCTCGGTTCCGTTAGTGGTAGCGCAGGTGTGCTCGACGGTCCTCCCCCTCATACCCCTCCTCGACCCGCAGGCGCTGACACACACGCGCTCCTCGGTAACCGCCCCGACTCTGACGTCTCCGGCGGGTCCGACGCCATGTCCCCGTTCGCTCGTGGCATAGCCGGAGTCGCAGCACTCTTACAGGGCGCTCAGACGATCGAATCCCTAACCCCCGGCCGGCTGTCTCCGCAGTTTCTGACAGAACTCGACCAGCTTCAATCCTCCTACCCCGCCGAGCTTCAGTCCATGCAGGAGATGCAGAGTCCGCACGGACTGCTGGCTATGGCGTCGTCGATCAATCCGGGTGGCGGTATCGGCGGGCCGGTACCTCCGAACTCCGGTGGGATGGGCATGGGGATGCCGATGATGCCTGGTATGCAGCAGTCTTCGGGTATGCCTTCGTCTTCAAGTGTTCCGATGCGTTGATGTATCGGGATTCAGTAACAGTAGTAACAGTGCAGTAGAAGTCCAACGCAACTAGGAGCCTCAATTCGTTATCGGGACGATCTCGATTCGTCGGATCTCAGCCTTGTTAACGAACGGCACCGCAAGCTACGAAAGGACAACACGCCCATGGCAATCGACGCCCGTTCGTTCATTGACAAACATAAAGATCATCTTACGGCTGAAGAGGTCGCCGAGATCGAAGACACTGCTCGCGGCTACATGTCCGGTCAGGATTACAACCGCAACTTCAATCGTCTTAAAACAGAGACGGCTGAGGAAAAGCGTCTTGCCGCTGCTGAGATGCAGGCAGCCAAGGATCATGAAGCTAATCTCCGCGATTGGGAGAGAGAACACATGTTCGGCTCTACTGCTGTAGCACAGGCACCTGCCGGTGACTTCATCAGCAAAACCGATTTTCAAGCAGCCCTCAAAGCACAGGAAGATCGTATCCTCGGACAAGTCGCACCGGCGGTTGGCGGTCTCTACGCTCTCTCGACGGTGATGCCGCAGTTCTACCATGACTACGCCAAGGCGTACGACAAGCAATTCCCCGCACAAAAGTTCATCGACTTCTGTAATGAGAACAAGATCGCCGATCCTGCCCTCGGCTACAAGCTATTCACGACGGAAGACGAGAAAGAACGTCTGACGAAGTCGCACGCCGCTGACATCGTAAAGGCTGGTGAAGACGCAGTACGGGCATTTCGTACACAGAATCATCTGCCCGAAACTCCGATCAACCGTGTTTCAGTCCCATCCCCGCTCATGCGTACGCCCCGTCCGATCGCACCGGTCGCACCTGCACAGGCGCAGGCTCCCACCGTTGCTGCACTGAATCAAGTCGCACCGACGCTGACGCAGCCTGTAATCCCTGCTGCGATGTCGCCGGAAGGTCAGCAAGCCATGCAAGCGAACTTCACGCAGGCGTTAGAGAAGTAACAGTCCGAATCGTCCCACGACCTCCGGGTCAGTAACGGTTCGGGTGTGCAGCACGTAACACACTTGAATTTTTACTGACTTTTTACTGACTATGACTATGGAGGTCACATCATGTCTCTCGTAGACGCCCTCAACGTCGCGCAACGCGACTACATCGCTGATATGGGCGAGTCCGCCACTCTGTCTGACAACGTGTCCCAAGGTTCGGCGATTTCGACGAAACTTCGCCCGAAAGCCCGCCCGTTCCCTGGTGGCACGAAAATCACAGAGAACTTTCAGTACAACGTAATGCCGGGCGGCGGTCATGCCCTCGGCGTGCGTCACACCAACACCCAGCGTCAGACCGCCAACCGCGGCCAGTGGGATATGAAGTACGTCAAGGTCGACGTCGTTTTCAACAAGACGCAACTGGCCGTCCTCAATGGCGGACGGATGATGGTCTACCCGCTCCTCAAGAAAGAGCTGGAATGGGCGTACACCACGCTCGGGATGTTCATGGAGATCGCCTGCTATCTCCCCGGACAGAACGTCGGCTCGATGCCATTCCTCAACAACATCAACGGCCTCTCCGAAATCGCCAACGACAACTCCACCGCGTCATTCGACGGCAATACGTATCCTACGTATGCAGACGCCTCCCGCACGGACGCGAACGTAGGCAATCGCATCAAAGGCCAGATTGCTACAGTCGGTGGGCCGATCTCGTACGCCGCCCTCGAAGCATCGTACGCGTCCGCGAAAGTCGGGAACATGCAGCCCGACCTCGGCCTCACCACCGAGAAGTGCTACTCGTACATCAAGAACAAGTTCCAGACTCAACAGCGCTTCCAGGACACAGTCGAGCCGACCATCGGATTCACGGGTCTCAAGTTCAACAAGGCGACGATCATCGCCTCGAACTACTGCCCCGGCACGTACATCAGCGGGTCGAACGATCCCGCCGCTGTCGAGTACGTGACAACCACCACGGCCGACCAGCCGGGCGCCATCACCGCCTACCCCACGATGACCGCCGAGAGCTTTTTCTGGGCGAATACGGACGACCGCGTGATGCACTTCTACATCTCCGACTCCGAGCCGTACAACGGCGGATTCGACCCGTTTATCGCCGACCCGTGGTCGGACGACATTGTCGGTCGCGTGCGTCTGGGATGGAACCTCACTGCGATCAACCCGCGCTTTCAAGCGCAGTTGACGAACATCCAAGCGTAAAGGACTGACGACCATGACTACGATCCCCAATCCCGTCTCCCCCGTTCCTCCCGTCCACCCACTTCTCGACGCTTTCCGCGCGGCAACCGACAACCTCGCTGCTCGTGTCGTTGCACACAACAAGGCCATCATCGCCGCCGGCCAGATGACGCCGGCGCAGGCCGAAGAGGGGTCGGCGATCGTTTCGACGCTCTACGCCCTCGCCGTATCCGCGACGAATCCGATCCCCGATCCGATGGTCACGAAGGTCACGCCGGCGACGATCGAGAATGTCCCGCCGATCCCGCCTGATACGTTCGTCTCACCCGTCTCACCCGTCGCGTCGAGTTCACCGGACTTCGGTCCCTTTGAAGTCGTACGGGGCGGTACGCTCGACGTCGATGTATCCGAGGGTCTGCTTTCCCGTTCGATCGCCCCGAAGGGCACCGATGAGCTGCCTGCGGTCCCTCTCACAGTCTCTACCCTCAACGGACCGGCCCACTCTGCGGGCTTCGTCCTCAACCCTGACGGGTCGTTCCACTACATCCACGACGGCTCCGACTCCACTTCTGACAGCTTTACGTACCACACGAACGACGATCTTCAGACGGACCCGGTACGCACCGTCAATATCAGTATCGTCGCCATTGCCGTTGTCGAGAAGTCGAGCAAGAAAGCCGGTAAGTAGTCAGTTGCAGTTGCAGTTGCAGTCACAGTACGTGTACGTGTAGCAGTTTCCCGATACACCCTTCGACTATTCATCATTCATCTCACTACTGAAGGAGCTACATCATGGCTACGAAACGTTTCTTCTCTCTCGGTGCTGGCGGGTCCGCCATCGGATTCGTCGTCGACACTCTCCCCCTCGGCGGACAGATCGGCGGCGTCTTCGAAGACAACTCGCAGAACCGCTTCCAATGCTTCCAGGTCGTGGACGCGAACGTCGCTACGAAGTCGATCGTCTTTGCGAAGTCGCACACCGGCTCGTGGACCGCAACGCCGACTGTCGCCAACTCGTCCCGCAACGAAGCCTGCGGCGTTACTACCGTCGCCGTCACGGCTAACCAGTTCACCCTGCTTCAGCAGGGCGGTGTCCTCGCCGTCACGTATACCGGAACAGCGGCTCTCACGCTCGCCCGCGGCTCTCTGATCGTTCCTGATTCTGTCGCTCCGAACACCGCAGACGGCAAGAACGCCGGCACTGCCGTAGTTCTCGCGGGCAATCAGAACATCCAGCACATCGGCGTCGCGCAAGCCGCCGCTTCCGGTGGCTTCGTCTCCACGTTCCTGAACATCCAGCCGCTGTAACTTTCACCTCTACCTAACGGGGAGCCGTCACGCGCTCGTCTGTATCTGAACGCTGACGGCTCCCCACGGAGACTACTGACATGGCCGCTGCTTCCGTCACCGCCCTCGATCCGATCGTCGTCACCGGAAACATCCGGTTGCGTACATACAACGTCACTTCAGTCGCCGACACCAACACGTTCGCCGTCATCGAATTCAGCACTGTTATCGGCGCGTGGCTTCAGCCCGAGGTTGCGTTGACCTCCATGCCGGGCATCGCACTTTCCGGCGCCGGTAACAAGACTCTCACCTTCGCGATGTCTGCCACCATCACCGCCGGGAAGCTGTTCATCCTCGGTCTCTGATACTGACGATTCGATAAATGCGCGACGACTTCGTCACGATCGCCTCGCAGGTTTACGCTGCGACCGGTCAACAGATTGACTACGGCCTCTGTGAGATGGCCGTACGGGACTCGTTTCGCGAACTCTGCGAGCGGGTCAACTGGTCGTGGCTGCTGAAGCGTGGCGTTCTCACCCTGCCCGCTCCTTACTCTACGGGCCTCGCGTCGTTCACCCAATACAGCTCTTCAGTCACGGGTTCCGGTACATCGTGGACCGCCTCGATGATCGGTCGTCAGATCCGCGCGGGTATTGGTGATCCGTACTACACGATCACGTCAGTCGCGTCGTCAACCTCTCTTACGATCGATCCTCCGTGGGCGGACAGTAGTAGTCTCGCTCCGTCTGCGTACTCAATCTTCACGGGCTACATCGTCCCACCTGACGACTTCTTCTCTTTCGTCGTCGTCAAAGACCCTCAACGTACCCGCCGCCTGCATCTCAACATCGATCAGTCGGCGCTCGACCTCTACGATCCGCGCCGCTCTTCCACCGGTCAGCCGATCCTACTCTCACCGGTCGACTACGCTCCGTCATATTCAGGTCGCGTCTATGGCACAGTCCCTGTTCTTCAATCGTCAGTATCGAACCCGTACCCTACCGCCGCGGGTACGTACGCCGGATCTGCCGACGCGCTCTTCGTCGTACAGATTCTTCTCGGTGGTGCCGTCGACACCGCGACGTTCCAATGGAAAAAGAACTCAGCTTCGTCATGGACCTCCGGCGGTGTCTGTTCGTCTCTCGGTAACATCCTGCCTGAAGATGTTGGACTCTCATGGCCTGCGGGCGTCTACGTCACGTCAGACACGTTCGTAATCCGGACGTCCGCGGTCTCGAATCCCGGCCTCCCTCGTTTCGAGCCGTGGCCGAAACCGTCCACACAGATCGTCCTCCAGTTTCAATACCTCTCCCGCTATCCAGACCTCGACGAACCCGGCACCGTCCTCCCTCGCTTCATCCCCGGTAACGTCGTCAAAGAGGGGGCGTACGCGAAGGTCGCCCGTCTCCCCGGTACCGACGCCAAGCCCAATCCGTTCGCGCAGATCGCACGTGCTGAGAACTATGAGAACCGGTTCGATTCCATGATCATAGAACTCATGCGTCAGGACGAAGAAGTATTCGTCCAGTCCATACAGGACGACATTATGTTGCCGTTGTTCCCGTTACCATGGGCATACGGTGCACGGCCAATTGATTTCGACTATCCTTTTGATCCGTTATATTAAGAAGAGAAGGAGACTACATCATGCAAGATCAGCTCGGAAACGAGAACGCAGTCCAGTCACCCCCACCGCCGACTCCCGATCCGTCAGATGCAGTCGGGTCCGTGACGTCCATCCAAGGGACGGAAGTTATCAACACGGTGGACATCCCGTCAGGTATTCCGGCGGGTCCGATGGGGAAGATCCCGTCAGGACTTCCGTTCGATTCGTAGACTCTACTGATGTTCAATGACGACTTCGTACCAGCATACGACTCTGGGTGACTTCAAGTCCGCCCTCGCGTTGCGTCTCGGAGACACTTCTAAGACCCACTGGTTGGATGATGAACTCGGACTGATGACCATCGAGACGATCCGTCTCTTTAACGTCCTCTCGTTCGGCTATCACCGTGCCACTGTCAACTTTAACACCACCACGGGGACTCCACTTTACGACCTCACGTCAGTGGCAATAGTAGTTCCGAGTCTCCGCGCGTATACCGTACGCGATCAGGATGTCATCGCGCTCTTACAGTATCAATTCATGGAGCCGAAGAGTGTCCTCGCGTGGACCGGTTCGGAGATGTGGACGCTCGCAGAGGTTGTCAGTGCTCTCCAGCGGCGGCGCGATCAGTTCCTCGCCGATACCGCCTGCGTCGTTACTCCACACTCTTACCCTATCGGACCTGTCAACTTCTTCGACCTTCCCGACTCGGTGACCTCGATCCGCCGCGTTGTCTGGCGATCATCTACCGGAGCCCCATTCAATCTTTTCGGCTCTGATGAGACGACATTCTCGATCAATCCACAGTGGCGTCAGTCCGTCTCCGTCCCGACGTTATACTCCGTCGTCTCGTCGGCACCTCTGCGCATCCAGTTCAATTCAACCTTCCCGACCTCCGGTACGCTCGATCTTCTGACCGTCGAATCAGGCGCCGTATTGAACCCTGCGGCGAACGCGAACACCGGTACGGTTCTCGGCGTCCCCGACGACTTAGCATGGGGCGTCAGGTTCGGAGCCATGGCGGACCTCCTACGTAAGGAAGGGCCGGCACGCGACATCGTCCGCGCTGACTACTGCGATGCGATCTATTCGATGGCCGTCAGTCTCACCAACGAATCGTCAACTGTGCTCGCAGCCTCGATCCGCGACGCGTCGGTCCCTATCCAGAGTCTAGCGCAGCTCGACGCTCTCCGTCGCGGCTGGCAAGGACAGAACACATCCACCCCGTCAGTTGTAGCTACAGCTTCGATGAACCTCGTAGCCGTGTACCCGCTCCCTGATGCGTCCTACCCCGTCAGTCTCTCAATCGTACGCAACGCGATCGTCCCATCATCCTCTACTGACGACTCTGCGTATCTGCAAGTCTCTCGTGACGATCTTCCCGGTTTACTTGCATGGGCAGAATGCCTAGCGGCGTTCAAGTCGCAGGGAGCTTCGCTCGATTCCGCCAAGTCCGCCTCACAGCTTCTACTCGAACGCGCTTCGGCCTTCATCGGCCGTCGTCTGTCCGAGTCGTCATTCGGCCGCAACGTCTTCGGTTTCTCCCGCGACGACTTCTCCATCCGTCCCCTCGTCAGTAAAAGTATGACCGCGCAAGTATCTACGCAGGGAACAGCGTCTGACTCATCGTCGTCTAACGCACCTGATAGCGCCTCACGCCATCAGTCCCGCGGACGCTCCAATGCCACCCGCGGCGCTCGCCGCCTGGGAGGGCGTTAATCGTCATGGTCGATTTCACGCGTCCTGGCCGCTTCTCCTTCTCTGCCCGCGGCGTCGACCTCAACACCCCTGTCGACCAGCTCCGCGACTCCGGCTACTTCTACTATCTCAAGAACGTAGACACTCTCACAGACGGTTCCATCGAACCCCGTGCGGGCCTCACTGAACGCTACAGTTCCGGCGGCGCGTACATGCCGATCTTCGGTAAAACCCCCCATCACACCTTTCTCCGTTTAAACGATACATCCTCCGGCTCGTCGGCGTGGACACTCATCCATGGTATCGGAGACGCTCTTGCCGTCGAACGCTCGTCGACGATCGGGACGCTGATCCTTCTCGACTCCGGCTATTCGACTCACCCACTGTCGATCTCTATCTATCGTCCACCTCGCGCCGTCCAACCGTGGGCGTACGTCGGCGACTCATCCCGAATGCGCAAGCTGCGTCAGGACGTCACTACCCCGGCCGTCCATCTCATCGGTCTCCCTGCTCCGACTTTCGAGCCCGTCGCGTGGCCGTCAACCGGCGTTTTCAAGACGATCGATCTATTTGAACCTACCGGCGGCGGGAGCGGTTACACCCGTTGGACAGCTGCGGGGACGGGTGCAGTCATTGGAGCAGTCGCCGGCAAGCGTGTCAACTCCGCGCAGATCGGTGTCACTCCGTTCGAGACCGTCAGCGGTGCCGATGAAATCTCACTGATCGCCCCCGCGTCGATGGCTAACATCGGCGTCGGCATGGTGCTCAACATCCTCGAAGCCGGACCAGGGAACGAAAACGTTCTGGTCACACAGGTCAACAAAGGCTCTTCGACACTCACCGTATCGTCAATCATCTACGACGCCGGTACGTCAGGTCTCGCCGCGGTCGTACTCTCTGCCGCCGTCCGCGAGATCACGACGAATTCGATGCTCTTCAATTCCACCCGTTCCGAGTACGTACGCGTCCGTTCCATCAATTCCGCTACTGACGGGACCTTTTCCGTTCGCGTTTCCACGAACACCACGTGGGCCGCTACCGACAGCGTAACCGCCCAACCGTCCTTCGTCTGCCATCCTCTGGGCGCCGCACCCGTGGCCGCCGGAAGCGCTATCTCCGAAGCTCTCAACGTCACTGCTACTGCCGGTACCGCGACGTTCACGCAGACGATCGCCCTTGACCTCTCTCAGCTCTCTTATCTATCCACCGTCTCTCCGTCCTCGCTCGACGACTTCATGCACATCTCGATATTTGTCGACCATCCCGAGCTGATCACATCACTCCGGCTCCTGCTCGACATCGATTCGCTCATTCCCGACTTCACTCAGAACTACTACTTCCGCGACATCACCCCGTCCGATCTCACCCCCGTTGCCCACAATTCTCAATCCGTCCTCGACAATCGTGCCGCCCAGGTGACGAATCGAATTCTCGATCGAGGTAACCGCCTCGACAGTCGGACATTCATTGGCGAGAGCGATCAAGGAAATATCAACGAAGACCCAGCCGGGATCGGACTTACTGGAGCCGGAGATGGTGGAGTCGGAACAACACCCGCCGAGCCTCCCCGTACTCAGGCCACTTCCGGCGACAACCAATGGTCGGAAATAATCTTCCCGCTCAACGCCATGGAAAAGATCGGAGCGGACGATTCGCGCGGATTCAAGAACATAAGCAAGATCCGCATCCAAGTCATCTGTACCGGCACTGTCAGTATCAGTTTCGATTCGTGGTTGATCGAAGGAGGATTCGCCCCGGTTATCGAGCCGGAGAACGGTGAGTTCGGCTATCTCTACACGTATCGTGCCCGCGCGTCGTCGACCGGCGCCGTCAGTGACCTCTCGCCCCTGTGCCGCGGCGAGTCGAATGCCCGCCGTCAGCGCGTCGCCGTTCAGTTGCAGCAGTACGTCGCGGCCACAGAAGTAGACTACCTTGACGTTTTCCGCATCGGCGGTCCGTTACCTGTACCCTGTTTCGTCGGTTCAGTAGCAAACACCGCCACTCCCGTCTTCTTCGATACCTTCGACAACACGTCTGTGTTCAACAACCAGACGGCCGGCGGAACGTTTGACTCTGCCGATCCCGATCTCCAGCCGTGGCCGGAGACGGACATTCCGCATTCCGGCACCGCAACGTTCGTTTCCGGTACGACCGTCCAATCGTCAGCACAGTTCAACGCGTCATGGCTCCCCGGCACGATCATCGTTGTTGACGGTATTGCTACGACGATCTACCGGATGATCAGCACGTCGAAGCTCGAAGTCAACGACTCGCTAGGTTCGCGTACGAACGTCGCATGGAACATCAATGAACCCGTCATCGGCGGTCAGCCGTTCGAGATCCTATGGGGAGACTTCCACGATCATCTGCTGGCTGTAGGATCGAAGAAGAACCCAGGCTCCCTCTACTGGACGAAGCCGAAGAATCCTGACAGCACGTCACGCTCCCGACGATTGGAGGTCACCTCGAACTCCGATCCGCTTCTCAACGGATTCATATTCAACGGCCGCGCAGGAATCTTCAGTAGTAAGAATCTGTACTATCTCGACTACAACCCGTCAGATCCAGAAGGAATCATCTTCGCGGCGAACGTTTCGCCGAACGACAAGGGGCTGTATGCGCGGTGGGCCATGGCTGTGGGACGACGTGGCGTCGCATGGCTAGCATCCGATGGCATCTACATCATGCAAGGTTCCGGGGCTGTGAGTTTGACGGATAAGAGGCTGCGTCCGCTCTTCCGACACGGAGACCGCCCAGGTGTCGACACGAACGGCATCCCTGCGCCTCTCATGCCCAACCCCGTGGGAGCGGAAGAGGTCTATCTGCGGCTCTTCTTCGACCATAACGACAACCTCCGCTTCATCTACCGCGACGCGTCCGCAAACATGCAGTGTCTGTTCTACGACTTTGCCTCCGAAGGATGGCGTCCGTTCACGTACGGGAAATCCATCACCGACTTCTACGCTGAAGAGGGTCCGGGCGTCATAAACACGATCGCGGGCTCGGCGGAGACTACTGCGCACATTTATACCGTCGGCGGATCTGCTGACAACGGCACCGACGCCGGTACTGCAATCGCGTGCCAGTTCACGACCTACGCGTACGACGCCAATGATCCACGAGCGCAGAAACAGTTCGGTGACACCGACGTAGACATTAACCCCGGTGGAGCGTCAGTAGCAGTCGCGGCGAAGTTCGACAACCTGAACGTCTCCGTTACTCCGTCAGCATCTCCGCTCACCGGTGCTTCGAGGACTCTGACGGTCCTCGACTTCAGTAGCGGCTCCGGTCAGTTCGCCCGCAACATGGCGTTGGATTGCTCATGGTCGAATGGAGCGAACCAACGTCCGCGCTTCTATCTCTGGGAACCGGCGTACATCATCCACCCTGAAGACACGCTTCGACGCGCCACTGATTACGATTTCACGGAAAGCGGTCTCGGCTATGTCCGCGGTCTCTGGGTGGATGCTGACACAGCGGGTGTCAGCCGTACGATCGATCTCAACTACATCGACTATCTCGGCACCGCGCAGACATACACGATCCACGTCAACCACCCCGTGAAGAGCAGAATCTTCTACCCCGTCAGTCCGACTCCCTTCTACTGCTCCACGCTACGTCTTCATCCGAACGACGCGTCGTCGTGGAAACAGTATTCGTACCACCTCGTAACTGATCCTGCGCCACCCTTTTCTACTGATCTCACCGCCTTTACTGATGGCGGTGACCAACGTAATAAGTTCCTTCAAGGCGCACGCGTGAAGATCGATACACACGGGACGTCAGTAGGATTAGAGGTTCAAGGAGACGCTGGTGCGGTCCTCGGGACGTTCACAGGTCTCTCGTCCGTTCTCCCGACTGTCGTCCCGATCGTCCTCAACCCCGCCGTCCGCACTCACCTCGCGCGCATCCGCCCGCTCAACAGCGTCCATCTCTTCGAGGTCACGTGGGACTGGCAGTCGGATGCGGAGCTAGTCTCGTACTATGAAGGTCAGGAGTCGTCGTTCGACATCCCTGGATTCAAGCACGCGCGGGAAGTCTACGTCGCGTATTCGTCAGCGTCGGCACCACTCACACTCACACTCATCGCGGACGGCGTCGCCATCGCAGGCATTCCGCCGCTTCCGATCTCTGCTTCCTATACTCGCGTGCGTATCGTCATACCGGCGAGGAAGTGGAAGGCCGTCAAACCGTACCTGACGTCAGCGTCACCGTTCATGCTGTACTCGCGCGACTCGAACATTCTCGCGAAGCCGTGGGGTGACATGGGTGACGGTGGCGGGGACTACCGGTCGTTTGAACTCTTCGGGACGTTGCATCGAGACAGAGGGATTGCCGTCGTCTAGAGGACTAGGTTAGGACTAGATACTGATATGGCTACATCTCAACCACCACTGACTCTCG